CCACGAGTAGCCACGAGTAGCCACAGATAGCCACGAGTAGCCACGGATAGCCACGAGTAGCCACGGATAGCCACGAGTAGCCACAGATAGCCACAAAATAAAAACGGGCTGCAAGTAATTGCAGCCCGTGAACGGTTAGAACATTTTTAAAAGTTCGTTATACAAATTATATTCATTATCTTTTTTCAGGTACTCAAGAAAGGCCACGGCGCGCTTTTTTGTCATAACTTTATAGTTATGCACACTTAAAAAAACTTTCTTTGCCGCCGCTTTTATTCCTTGAATAGCGTTGAAAATTACGCTTTTAATAGTACTTTGATACTGGTATTTTTCCCAAGTCCTATTATAATAGCGGATTTTTGCGCTACCAACAAAAAAAGATTCGTTTCGATAGAGCGAAACTTTATGCCCCCAACTATTTCGAGTCTGCCACGACTCGCAAACAAGTGTAAATTTAACGCCGTTGATTTCTTTGTTATATATCATAATATAAAGTTTTTGTTATTGCTATATAAGGACCGGCGCCGCCGGTCCTTGTTTTTCTAAAGGTCGATAGTTAAACCGTTTGCAAGATCGAAGATTGCAAGTTGTTTATTTGCGCGGCCAAGTTCGAGGGCTTTTTGTAAATCCTCAACTATTACGGTAGCATCAAAATAATACATATTATTTTTGCTATTGTACCAACCGCCAAAAGCATTTATTTCCGGATGTTCGGAAACATATTTTACAACGTTAGCAAGACCTTCGAGACCAAACGAGTCTTGAGTGTCTGCAATGGCTACAGCGTAACCGCGTGTTACAGGCTGTAAAGTTTCCGCGTTTACAGTAAAACCGTCTTTTTTGTTAATCGCTAACGTTGCGAGAGCGATTAAAACCGCTGTTTGTTTTTTGTTCATAATCTGTAAAGTATTTTATTTGTTTATTGTTTACGTTTGCAAAGGTATTATATAAATTTGATATAACCAAATTTATCCGATGTTTAATTATTAAATATATTTACTTTTAACCTTTGCAAACAAATACAAGTAGTTTTTTTTACGTTTGTTTACAATTACATACAATTGCTCTCCTTATTATATATATATAGGCGCCTGGGGCCTCCCTGCTACTGGTCGGTGGTGTCGGTGGTGGTGTGGACCATCGAGGGCGCGCGGCGGCGCCTGGTGCCTCCCTGCTGCTGGTCGGTGGCATATACAAACGCCATCCCAGGCAGGCACGCCACGAGGCTCCTCAGCGCGGTGGGCAATCTCGCTTCTGGATTAAAGTTTCAGGGCAGAGTTCGGGGATGCGATTGCTCTAATTATCAATTATTTAAGTGTCCCTTTTGGGGCGACTTTCGTATGGTAATATGCGGATTAAACGCTGATTATTAACTATTTATAGGAGCGAATGAATAATTCAAACACAAGAAATATAAGTTGTCTTCTCGTATTTTTCACTAATAATGTACAAGAAAACGATATAAACTAATAAAAACCATGAATCTCGAATAAAATAAATATATACAATAATTATTTCTTGCAAAACTTGCGTAATACAAATATATATATTAATTTTGCAGGCAAACAATACAACCATATATATGAGAACAAAAATTGACATTCGCCGCGCCATTACGGAGCGCGGTTACACCATTACGTCTTTCTGTCAGAAATTCGACCTAAAGACACAGAACATCATTCAGAATTATATCAAAGGAAACCCTACGATAAGGCGATTGGAAGACCTTTGCGAGAAATTAGATTGTGACATCACCGACCTATTCTATCCAATAGATGAATCGGACAATACCGAGAATATCGACCCTTCATTCAATGAAGAAAAAGAGGAGAAAGGAAATAATACACAAGAACACTCACAACTCACTATCAATACCTCCACCTTCTGCCCTCATTGTGGCGCAAAAGTCCGTGTCGGCGTAGTGCTGCTGCCCGAAGAATAGCCTACGACCGACCCTACATCTATTATTTCAAAATCAGAAAACTACGAAAGTACTGACGTATAAAAATATTAATGTATGAAGAAAATCTTTAGAATGATGCTGCTGTTGACGATGATGACAGCAGCATGTGTGAGTATTGGCAGTTGTAGCAGTAATGACGATGCAGAGCCGGAGTATGTGCCGGTGGAGTCGGCTTTTTCAAAACTTCTCAAAGAGAAGCCTGTGCATCAGTTGTCTTACTCCCAAAACTACGGCAAGGGGTACTTTGCCCTCTATAGCGACCCGATGATGGGCAATTACAAGACCGACTACTACGTTGTCTGTTTTTCGGTCTACAATGCCCCTGCTGACGATATGTATGACGGTCGTTACGAGGTGGAGCAAGCGGACGGTTCGGTGTGGGGATGGAAGGATCAATGGCAGCCCGAATACAAGAAGAACGAACTAAGCACATGGGACAACAATCAGCCCGTAAAAGGTGCCTGGGTAGAGATAAGGACTCTTGATAAGGGCGACGAATATGGGAAAAAGACGTTCCGCGTGAAGCTACACGTTGACGAAATGACGGAAAAGAACGGAGACTATGCTCGCAATATCAATATATCGTTTACAGGCCGCGACACGGGTCCTATGTTAGTGAACTAAAATCTGCAAAATCCGATGTAAAAACAAAAAAATATTGTACCTTTGCAGTCACGAATATGGCTCTTAGCCATACTTCTGTAAAGTATAACAAAAGTTGGGCCGCTTCTGTCTGCGAGGATGGAAGCGGTTTTTTTGATTTAGCTCTTTTACTTTTGCTGTCAACAAGAAGACGGCGTAACCACCACAAGCAGGAGCACGTGCAGCATAGAGCCGATGACAATAGTAAAGCCGTAGCGGCAAATGTCATCCCACTCAATACTCGGTAGCTTATAACGCTTCCATTGATACACCTCACGCAGTGCCATTACGGGCAGTGCAAGAACGCCTACGAACACCGAAGCCACAAACCAACCGATTGCGCCTTGTCTGTTTCGCTTGTTCTCGTCGTAGCCTTCATCTACCATATCGAGCTGCGCTGCCTTGTAGAAAATAAAGAGCGTTGTCGCTCCCAAAATGATGCAGTTCAGTAGCATCAGAATTTTCATTACATCCATCTGCACCTCCTTATTCGATTGTTATCCAAATCTGTTCTCCTCTCTCATCCGCAGCTTTCAGAATAGGGTAGAGCTTGCGGAACGTTGCCGTTGAGTTCAGTACCTGTCCGACCGCCTTGTTTTCTCCGACAAGGATGCAGCCATCCGTGTCCATCGCTGTGTTGCCGCAGTGTATCAGCACACCTTGGTAGCCGGGCGTATTGCACAACCTTGGTAGTCTGCCCTTGCAGAACTGGTACTGCGGTCTGCCACCGAAGCGTGGTGATACAGTCTTCATATCCACGAGGTATCTGCCCGTAGGTATGGCAGTTGCTCCATGCACCTTCATGCCGCTTATCTGTGCCACGCTCATCTTTGAGGTCAGTCCTCGGTCTTTGTCTTCGAGCGTGTCGCAGACGTATTCTCCACCGACGTACATCTTGCCAACGGTGTACGTCCCCTTTCTTGCAATTCTTCTTACTTTGATTTCCATGATATTTTTATGTTTAGATGAATAATGTTGTTACGATGTTGAGTATCGCGCAGCACTCCACGATAAACAGCCAATAGCGGCGCTTCCAGATGCAGAGCGCAGCAGTAAGCACCCCGAACAGAACGGTGGGCAGAGCGTTGATGCTGCACGCCCATGCTACGCTTGATATTGCCGCCGTGATAGCTCCGCACTTGTGTACCGTGCGCTCGCCCTCGTCGAGATACGCAGGAGCTGCGCCCACGAATATGATGCCCACGCAGGAGAGGAACGCCATGCACTCCAAACCGCCTGCCTCAAGCATGAGCGGCAAGAACGACGCTCCGAGCGACGCCATGAGCGCAGGGAAGAGCCAGTCCTTGTCTGCGAGATAGTACACCTCCGAGAGCATGGTGGGCACTCGCGTTGTCACGCAGCAGCTAAAGACGTACAAAGCGAGGGCGATAAGTATAATGATAGCCAATGCCGCCATGCTACACCTCCATTCTAAGCTGCGCAGGGTAGCCTGCTGTGATGTCATACTTCTCTACTTCCTCGATGGTCGTTAGTTCGCTCACTGCCTTCTTGTGTGCCGCCGTCACGTTGAAACACTCTAAGGCATACATTTCAAGCGCAGAGAGTAGCTGTATCGCAGTGTCGCAGGGCACGTCCATCTTGCTTTCGCCGAGCCATAAAGTCGTTGTAGGCTGTCCCATCGCCTTTGTAATGCTTGTGGAGTTCATTAGACCTACGCGTGTCGCCTTGTCGAGCCACACCGTTGCGCCGTTCAGCACAAAGCCGTTGACGGCAGAGGAGGTGTCGTAGGCGTCTATCTCTGCTAATAGTATCTCCTTCGCCTCTTCGAGTGTCTTGCCCTCATACTTCTTTTTGTTCTCGGCTCTGAGGTAGTCGCTGTATGCAACCACCTCATAATCCTGCAACTCCGCGTCTTTGGCGCAGTATATCTCACTCGTATAAGTGTCGCTGCCTTTAAGTATAAAACCCTTGTCTGCCGACACCTTCACGCAACCGTTTTTCACCTCCGTAACGGTTACGTTGCCTTTCTTTTTCAGTTCTTCTATTTTCATGTTTTTATGCTATTATATATCCTTTTGCTGTCATTGCTGCGAAGTCGTCTTCCGACAGTACAGCCTTTGTTTGCTTACTTAGCAATAAAGTCAAGTCTGGCAAACCATTTGCCTTGCGGTCGTAAAGGTTTGTCACAAGCGACAGCCTCACGCTACTGTCCGTCCAATATTGATAAGAGAAGGACAAAGACTTTATACTCTCATGCGTCTTAAAGAAGTTTTTGCCAAGTTTTAGCGTTCTGAGATTTGGAGTTTGTATACCACGGTTCCAGTTGGTTGTGCTCTCCAGCGTAAAGTTATCGCCGCTCATATCAAGACTACGCAAGTTATCGCTGCTCATAAAGCCATAGTTACCTCCGACTTTCGCTTTTCGAGTGTCAAAATTTGAAATATTAAGGCTTTGCATGGAGTCGATTCTATTGAACATGTCGTTCATATCCGTCACGTTGCGTGTGTCCCACTTGCTTACGTCTATGCTCGTTAGAGCGGAACAGCCTCTGAACAAGGAGCCCATATCCGTCACGTTGCGTGTGTCAAGTCCTGACAAACCATATATCTTACGCAACTTCGAGCAGCCGCCGAATAAACCTCTCGTATAGGAATTCTTGTTAAAATCAGTAAACGTTCGGCATTCCGAAGTGTCCCATCCGCTAATATCCAATTCCGTAAGTTCCGCGCAGTTTTTGAACACCTGATTTATGTCCGTCAAACCACTGACATTCATGCCGCGACAGTCCAGCTTTTCTATCTTTGCACCAAAGAATACGGAATCTATACGCTTTTTATGCTCGATTGGGTAGGTGCTGACAGCAAACGTCGTTGCGTCAAAGTGCGATACGTCAGCATAGACCAAGTGGTTGCCATTGGGGTAGTGGCTGCTGTCAAATTGACGACAGGTTTCAAGTGCATATATTGGCTTGAAGCGATATTTCTTAAAAGCCTTCACCTCTATATATTTCCAATCCACATAGCAAAAACTATCTGCATTCCACTTTAATTCTATGTAATTACCATGCAGTTCGTCTATCTTCCTGCGTGTCTCATCCTCTTTCTGCGACAGGTTGCCCAGCTGCGTGGAAACGCTCGCCAAAACACCGTCTCTCGTCACCTTCATTGTCAAGTCAGCCACGCCCACTTTGTAGCTGACTACTACCTTAATGGCGGAGTTGCCCTTAAAGTGACTCATGTATCGACAGTAGCCGTCCTTCGGCAGCTCTGCATCTGCGTTAAGACTAACGAGCGGCGAGTATGTTCCGACCTTTGTTTCATACACCATCGGCAGGGCGTCCACAGCAGCTCCTTTCTCATCGGTAATGACGCAGCTCTTGTCTTCGGCATAGGTGTATGTATATGTGTGTGTCGCACCCAGATACGTTGCCGTTGCTGTTGCCGTTGTGCCGTCGGTGTTGTATGTATATGTGTAATCTATTCCGCGTGTCTCTACGCTCTGTATGTACTCGGCAAAGATGCACACGCTATCGTCTATTACGTTAGGCTTAAACAGATATACGTTGCCTTTCTCCGCAGTAAACTCCGCTATAGCCCAGCCGCTCTTGTTTATCTTTGCGCCGGCTGAAGATATAGCCTTGTTCGTCTCTACCGCCTTCAGTATGATGTCCGCTCTGCCCGTGTATGCACCCATTGTTTCCGACAGGTGCTTCACCTCGCTCACTACATCTCCCACCTCGGCGTAGCTTGCCAGTTGCAGTGCCGTCTTCACACCCTCGCGGTTTGTCACCTCAAGCACGTTCTCGCCAGTCAGCACGGCGTTCACACGGCTTGCCTCCTCAGCCTTTTTGTCGGCGTTTGTGGCAGCCTCCGTAGCAGGCTTTTGCAGCTCCTTTATCTCCTCGGGCGTAAAGTCGGCGTAGGTGAATGCGTCGCCCTTGTCGCCTTTCAGCTGCATGAGGTCAAACTCCTTTCGCTCACCCGAAGGACGTGTGACGGCAAGCGTTGTGTCGGCTATGTCTATGTCTACGTTCTTCGCGGCATTGAGCGCAGTGGTAGTCTGCTCTATTGTGTCTTCGGCTTTTGCCACTGCCTTGTTTAGCTCCGATATTGCCGTATTCATGTTACCGTTGAGAACCGTGAACGCCTCTGCACGCTTGTCCTCTGCTGCGTTCGCCTTTTCGGTTATCGTATTTGCCGCTCCTGCCGCGGTGTTCGCCTTGCTGACAGCTGCGTCTACGTTCGCAGAAAGCTCAGTGAAGGTAGCTGTTCTCTGCTTCTCTGCTGCGACGCGTGCGGCTTCGTTTGCCGTGCGTGTCTTTTCAGCTTCTGCACGCTCGCTCTCAGCGTTGATGCGCTGCGCTTCCGCCGCTTTTCGGGCGTCTTCGTTGCTCACACGTTCCGCCTCTGCTGCCTGACGAGTCTCCTCGTTCTCGCTGCGCTTGATTTCCTCTGATACACGTGAGGTTTCTGCCGACACTCGTTGCTGTTCCGCAGAAACGCGCTCGCCCTCGTTGGCTTTGAGCGTTGCGTCTGTCTACTTTGCCGTTTCTACAGCCGTATTAGCGTCGTTGATTAGCTGCGTCAGCTCAGCCGTCGGGGGCAGAAATACGAGTGCCGTGTCCATCTCCACGGAGTCCTCGCCCTCGATAAGTTCGCCGTCAAACGCCGTGTCGCCCGAGGCGTTGTTGTCCACGATGGCGAACTGCTCGTATTCCTTGCTGCGCCAGTCGTTGCCGAAAATCTTACCGCGCACTTCGAGGGCGTATATGCCCACTGATACCGCGTCGCCCTCGACACGCGCATTGATGATGTTGTCCTCCGCTGTGTCGATGCTGTAGGCGAGGTTCACACGCCGATACTGGTTCACGATGTTTACAACGATGTCCGTGCAGGCAGGCAGCGGAAAAGCCACCTGCTCGCCATTCACTATCTTGCATACTGGTATGCGCAGGGTAAAGTCGTTACCTCTAACTATTTTCTTCATATCTTATTCTTTTGGTTGTTCTTCTTCTGTTGTTGTCGGGCCGTCGGCTGTAGATTCTCCTCCTTCGTCCGCAACCGCTTCTTCTCCTTCGTCGCTGTGCGCTATTGGAGCTGAAAATGGTACGTTATATCCATTCCATACAATAGCATACGTATTGGCGTTTGAGACATATACAAATTCGCAGGTAAGGACTGCCATCCATCCGCTTCCAAGCCAGTAGGGATGATTTGCGTCGCTGCCTCCGACGAGCGACGTGTAACCAATGATATTGATTGTTATCGCCGGACTTGTATTGTTTCTTACAATGAATGTCTGCCCGAGACACGTCGCCGCTTCTTCGCTTGTCACACCAAGGCTGGCATTGCTTGCGTTCGGATTGTGAAATGGCAGAATTATTGTCGGGTAGTTACCTCCTGTCTTTTTGCCGATGTCGCCCGAAAGCTCAACAAAGCTACCCGTCTTTACAAAGTTTAGTCGGATATATCCATTAATCGAGTTTTCTTCTGTGTAGCCTTCCAACTTGTCGGGGGTAATGATAGTCTTCTTCTTACGTATCAGTCCAGAGAAGAGACCTGCGCCCACCTCCAGCAAGCCGTCCTCGTTCACGCTCGCCGTCACTTCGCCGCTGTTGTTCTTGACCATGAACTTGTTAGCCGTCGCCGTGATGGTATCGTCTTCGAGGTCGATGCCTGCTCTTTTCAGTCCCGACTCCAGTTTGCCAGCTTCCGTCTTGTCGTAGGGCGATAAACTCCAGCCGCCGTACTCCGTTCCCTCCATTATCATCGGACGGCACACGTCGATAGCACCATTTCTGCGCACGGCAAGTTCAAGCAACAGCTTTGTGCAGCCGTCGGGCACGGTAAACGTCGCAGTAAAGAGCTTCCAGCCACCTATACTCAGATAGATATTGCCCGACTTGACAACAGCACCTTCCGTACCGCCGTCAAAGCGCTTGATAGAGTAGTAAGCGCCATTATCAAACAGGCTGACTAACTTCGCCCATACGCTGAATACGTACGTCTTGCCAGCCGATACACGCACATCCTTAAAGTACAGACCTGTGTATGTGTTCGCTGTAGCGCCCGACGCACTGAACGTTGCGTAGTTTGAGCCGCCGACGCCGCCACCGCTTGTTATCTCTACCTTTTGCGAGTGAGCCGCCGCTATCTTTGTGATTTCATCCCACGGACGCAGCGCAGAGCCTACGATGCTATTCTTTAGATTCGTGGTCGTTTCGACCTGTAGGGAGATTTTGTCGGTCGTTTGCTCCATCTTTGTCATCTTGTTCTCCGTGTCCGTCTGCTTCTGTGCAAGCGAAGATATGCTCTCTGCGTTCTGCGTTAGAGTAGTGTTTATCTTGCCTATCTGTCCGTCCGTCTCCTGCTTGTTTGCCGCTACCGTGGAAGTCAGTCCGTCAACGTTTGCCACAATCTCTGCAAGTGTCATTTCCTTTGTTGTGTCGCCATCCTTCACTTTGAGTTTGAACATTGACGCAAGCGCATAAATCTCGCCGCGTGACACCACGAATATCTCCTTGCCGTCGAGTGTATAGTCGTTCACGCCCTTGTACAGCTTGATTGACGGCGAGTCTGCGCCGTAAGCCGAGAGGTATAGCACCGACTGGCGCGCCACATCGGTTGTATTGCCCATCTGAACAAGCTCGTCGCCTACTTCGGGCTGCGAGTCGCCGTAGTTACCTCCCGACAAGGCAAGGATGTCGATGTAGTCCGTGCCGACCGCCGTCACTCTGCGCCAGTAGTATTTGTTCTTTGCGTTCGCCGTCGTGCCCTCCTTGATATTGAACGTCTGGCAGCGCACAAGGTCGTTGACGACAAACGGGTTCGTTATCTCCTCGTCACCTCGCTTCGTTAAGAACGAACAACGATAGACGTCGAATCGCAGAGGGGTTGTGCCATATTCGGGCAGCAGCGTGCCCTTTCTCAGGAAGTCCACCTTACTGATCTTCATCGACGCAGGTGACAGGACTACCTCACCACCTACGCTTTGCAGCTCTCTAATTACGAGCTTCACGAACTCCGCTGCCTTGCGCACAAGGAGGTGGTCTACCTCTAAGTAGCTATCCTCGCTGTCGGAATAATTGCCGAGCTTGAAGCCCGAACCGAGCGCACCCGAACGGAACGCCGCCGACACAACCTCTTTGAGGGTGGCGATGCCGTCAGAGGAGATGCCGAAGTTATTACCTCCAGTATTCTCGCCCAAAGTCAATCCTTTTATGAAACGAATGATCTCTTGCGCAGCATCCTGCTTTACTTTTGACAGCGCATTATCGTCGAGAAACTTCGGAGTTACTATCTTGTCGGTAGACTCAAGCTGCGTGTCCGTTGTGGCTACTCCATTCACCTCGCCTTGGTCCTCAAAGGCTATTTTCCCTCCGGACACAATAGTGAGAGTCTTCGCGAAAAGTTGGCGGAATTTAGTGCCAGCCTTCATCGTAATGTCCTTGAGGAAGGTCACGATATTGTCTGCCGAAGAATAATTATACCACTCGCTTTCGTAGGGAATGGCACTGATTGCTTCGTCCGAGGACAAATAGCCATATACGATTCTGCCGCCTTCTTTCCAATCGCGCTGCACTGTGCCGTTATCGCCCGACGAGGTGATGATGCCTTGCAGAAAGACGTAATAGTACTTCTCGTCGCCTATCTGCTCTTCTTTTTCGTTCTTGCCGTAGATGTCTATTTTTTCAGACGGGAATACTATCCATGCCGAAGCAGCGAGCGTCATGTCGCGAGGGATGGCGGCATAGACGTATTTTTCAGTGTGGGTATTGAATACCGTTGGGGCTGCCTGCAAGGGCCAGCGTCGGTAGTTGTGTCCAGCATCGAAGCCGATAATGTCCTTGACGTACACAAGTATCTGAGCACCGCTCATACACGATGCCTGGATATAGTCAGGATTGCCAAGGGCATTCAGCTCGATATGCAATGCCGAAGGCGAAATCCAATAGTCTTTTGTTCTCGCTTGTGTCATATATTATATTGATTTTCTGTTACGAATTTAGAAAAAAGCGTTAGTATGATACGGACATACCTAAACGCAAACGACCGCAAGAGTATGGTGACTCTTGAGGTCGCAAGAAATGTAGAGATGAGAACTGAGAGACTTATATCTTCGTACTGCCGCAGAAACCGAGTCGTGCCGTGAACGATACGCTGTACATATCGGTCTTGGTATCGTCGGCATATTTTATGGTATCTTCCGACTCGATGGTACATGGCAGGAACTTACCGTTAATCTTCAGCCAAACGTGCTCCGACATAAGCAATTCGTGAAGATACCAAGCGAGCCATGTTTCATCCAAAGGATCGGTCTTGTAGTTCCAACCTTCTTTGTTGCCCTGCTTGCGTACTGCAGACCGAGAGAAGGAGTGCAAGGTTTCTTTGCGTGTTACGGTATAGTTGGTGGTTTTGATGTCTACCTCCTGCGCATAACTCTTGGGTATGCTGATGCTCTCAAGCACACCGAACGAATTGATGAAGCGAAACTCCGTGCGGTGTACTGCCTCGGAAGCAGGTAGGGCAAAGAGCTGCTGTCCGCCTACTGTCTGTGCGCCTTCTGCCGTTATGTTGTAGACTTTAACCTCGGGTGCATCCCATGTGGCAGTTGTCAGACTTACAGCCGGACTGTACGCATCGGCATAGACGAGCTGTTCGCCTACGCAAACCAACTGAGGTGTGGTGTTAGGTTTGCGTGTCAGTCTGCCCACCTTCATATCCTGCTCGCCCATCAAGCGGTCGTAGTCGGAAAAACCACCGAAGATAGTTTGCTTCACGTCCTCGCCGGCGAGATAAGACACCGGTTCCGACTTTTTCACTTCGCCATCAGCCATATACTCGTCGTATGCCGACACGTTAAATTTTACGGCTGGCATAACACCGGGCTCAGGCGAATACTCGTAGGAGTCGCGGAACGAACGCAGGGCAGACGAAACATCTACTTGTACTGCTTTGCCGTTTTCAGTCAAGACGGGTTCGGTCATACGCATGGTTTCGTAGTTGCCGCCACTCACGCCACACTTCACCTCAAACACCATTCGGTGAAATGAAGGCGAACCACTAAGCGTGAGCGGAGTGACGGCGAACGTGATAGGGTTGCCGTTGAATATAGATCCATCAACTAATTTCAAATATGCTGCCATGTGCTTTAATTATTAATTAGTAATTAGTAATTATTAATTGTTGGTTATTACTTTTTGATGTGGCGATGTGTGTATATATAAAAGGCGTTATATTGCAAACACTTCCAATTCCACTTCGCCCAATCCGTCACGTGCAGTAATCTCGGCATTAACCTTGTTGATAAGGCATTTCTTGCCGTCGATATTCCACCACTCTTTCCAGTGATTCTGAATGTCGGCTACCTGCGCTACGGAGGCGAGGCACTTGACGTAATACTTCTTGCGATGAAGGAGAAAATAGATGTAATCGACGAGGAATACGTCTACGTAGCCGCGGTTCTTTACCGATGGAGTGTTTACTACGAGTGGAGCGTCTGCCCATTCGGGCTGCACCCAAGCACGGGGCTTCAGTGAGAAGCGTTCCTCGTTACCGATGCCCGGCTCAACGCCGTTGTAGTCGTACTCGTTGCCGTAGGGGTCGATAGAGTCGGTTGTCAGGGCATAGTCGCCAGCCTTTGTGCGCCACTTCGAGTTGCCGAAGCCGTCATAGTTGTAGCCGTAGGTTTCATGTGTCGCGTCGATACCGCCACCACGCATAATAGCGATAGACAAACCCCAGTCGTATGACTGAAGAGGAGAGTTGCCGTCATCGGTGGAAGACGGATCGTAACTCTCACGTAGCGAGAGCTCTTCGGTGACGTAGAAATCAGCAATCATCGACGACATTGTATTCTTGACGTACTGCTTCACAAACTCATGCTCCATATCCTCATCAACGAGAGCCGCCATCTGAGTTTTGGCGTAAGAGCCGTTTAGCTTTTGAATCTCTACGCCATCATATTGCTTGCCCACTTCGTTGGGCTGTTTAGGATTATCGGAAGCGCAAGTACTACCCGTGCTTGACGATAAGGCTATACGGTAATTGGCATCCACCATACCCACAGGGACAAAGCTCGACTTAAACTCCTGAATGAAGTCTTCGTTAAGAGTAGAACAATCGCCTATCTCCACACCCTTCATAGCAGCCACCTCAAACAAGCGAGGTCTCATATTGTTTGCGTCAGTAAACTCTTTGTCGATCTTCACACGATATTTATTGCCTGTCTGAAGGTCAACAAACACGTTCATCTGTCCGTTGTAAACCTCGTGAATAATGTCCTTGTAGGTAAGGCTCGTTACGGTAGAGTTCTTAGGGTATTCGATATAGTCGTAGTCGGTGTTGAAGTCCTTCACCTTGTTCTTCACGTTGTCGCGCTGCTCCTTAGCTTCGCTTTCGGCTGCATATCCGGCGCGTACACCGGTTATCTTCTCCGTCATGGGCACCATAAAGAGCACTTCGGCATGGAATGTGCGAGGGTCGGGGTTCTGCTTGCGGAATACGTCACGGATAAGATAAGCCGTCACCTTGCGTTGCTCGTAGTCGTAATGAAACTTAATGCCGAACTGCTGTTCAAGCGAATCGATCACGTCCGACACCGATTCATTGGGAAAATTCTTCTCATTGGCATACATACGGAAAATGCTTGCACTCATCTGAGCCGAATTGATGGAGTTCTTGCAGGTGATGCTTGCAATCTTGTCTTCGCCTACACGCACAGTAACCCAGTCGCCTTTCACTGTCACCACTTCAGTATCCTTAAAAGCTCCTTGGTTGTAAAAACTGCCGTTATACTTCTTATCTACTATCTTATATGTAACCGCACGATAAGTAACCTCCTGCACACTCTTGTCTTTCGGATTTTCGAGTTTCAGTTTGCCGCCACAACCGCGAGAGTCGAGCCATTTGTTTACGTCTTCAAAAAGGTCCTTTACGTTCTTCTCGCCATTGACTTGCTTCTGAAAGAAACCCTCCTTCACGTCACCTTCGTGCTTCAGTCCAGCTTTCACGGCTTCGTCGTTCTTCGTGTAATACGACCGAGCGTAAAGCGGTTTTATGTCGTAGGAGCATTTTGTGGTGAAGAAACAGAGACGGTTTATGTCGCCGATGGCTGTAAGAGCCGAATTGTCGAACTGGACACCAAGGTGCTCAAAGAGGCAGTCAAGGAAAAAGAGTATGTAGAAACAAATGCCCGATTGCGGACGGTTGGCATCCAACACCCATATCGGCCCACGGTCTTCGTACATTTCTTTCTCGTGATTTTTGTTGTTCGGGTCTTCGTCCTTGCGGGAGTTTACTTCCTGCACAAGACTGTCGGACGTAGTGCCATCGTCATTCAAGTCATGGTGGGCATAGCACACACGGGCATTGCAGAAGGGCTTATGGGGGTAGGCATCATTCACGTTGATGTAGGACGTCTGCACCTTCGGCACTTTTACGTTGTTACCGTTGGGGTAAGCATCTACTCTCAATACTTCAGCTTCGTGTAAGTTGCCAGTTTCGACACATTGGGCAGGATAAGAGAAACCAAGGGCTTGAGGGGAAAAGGTGGACTCCGTAGTATTGTCGTCGCCCACCGAAGCGTATCTCTTATCGCCTTTTTTGCCTTCGTATTTGATCTCTACCTCAGTCTTGTAGTTGACACTCACGCTCACCTCGTCAATCTTCTCGCCTATAAGGAGCTGGTCGCGGTATTTCGTGGGGATAGGCACTTCGTTGCACTTGAGGTCGCTAATGAGGTCAGAGAATGATTGCGTAGATGCGTTGATGTTTAACGAGAGAGAATCTTTCACTCGCTCGTCTTCCTGGATGATAGCTGTGCCCGACGCAAAGGGCACGCCGTCGGCGACAATCTGCATCGGCGTGTGCTCATAGCTCACGGGACGAATGTCGCTGCTGACATCATCCACGTTTTTGAGAAAATGCCGGTTACCTTCGATGGGCAGTTCTACGGGATAGGAGAACATCTCAACGTCGTTGAACAATGGGTTGCTCAACTCAATACTTATGGATGCGTCTTCTTTTAGGGCGAGAGGCTTGCCGTCGGCGAGGATTGTAAGTTTGCTGTTCATGTTGGGTTGTTTTTTACTGAGCCTTTCTAAGCCTTACTGGGCTTTAAGTGTTATACTATTATTTTTGCATTGCCATATAGCGTGATGTTGCGGTCGGTATTGCTGAACACCTTGGTGTCGCCGTAGGCGTCAATCTTCAGATAACTTTGTGCGCTTATCTTGCCACCGTGAGCCTCGCATTTCACGCTGCCATAAAGCAGGGCTTCGGCAGAAGTCCATAACCGGGAATGGTCGGATGCCCACACAAAACCTTTACTGATGTGCCCATAGGCGTAATCGTTTAGAGAAACGAAAGTCTTGTCTTTCTTTTCACTATACACCTGACTGTGTCCCCACGCTTGAACGGAGGCCGAACCTAAAAGATAGCATTTGGCGTAGTCGTACACGTCAACGAGGAGGTCGCAATCGGTCACTATCACAAGAACGTACTCGGGCGCGGTCTTCGGACATTCGTTGACATAGATACCGGCGGCGTTCATTTCTTCCTTCAATGAAGGATAGATGGCAGGGAGCTGCTCGTTGATGATGTCGGCATACTTGCTCTCTACGAGGTCTTCCCAGTTATTACGCCACACAGCCATGAGCTGACTGACATTCTCTGCGGCAAGCATGGCGCGAAAACCCTCGGCACAAGCGTGGCGAGAGTGACAAGCAGCGGTACAGAGATTTTTTAGTTGTTCAAAAGAAGTCATAAATGTTGGGATATAAGAAAAGCCTTATCGGGTCTTTTTATGCCTTTCTAAGCCTTTGGTGAAACTTCGCTTTTAGTTTTCTCCAATATAGCCTCGTAACCTTTCAGTTCGTCTTCGGTCACAATGTCGGCGTAGTCTTTGCGAAGTTGGGCGATGCGGTCGGTAAGGCCCTTTACGCGGGCTTTGGTCGATGGCTTGTCCTTGCGCATGATATATTTGATGAGAGCGTCGGCTTCCGCCTTGTGCTTGGCTTGGCGGTCGCGCTCGGCTTTTACTTCAGGACGGTCGGCGGCAATGCGGTCGGCGACGGTCTGGGCGAAAAGTGGGTCGCGGGCGAGTGCCTTGTCGTAGAACGGACGGAACTGGGCGCGAAGGTTCTGCGGTGGAACTTTACACGCTTTCTCTATTCGGGCGATGTATTCGGGGTCGCCGGTGCGCGGTGATAGGCGAAGGTATGCCTCGCCAATTTCGCGGTCTACGCTGACGTAGATACGTGGCAGGATGTCGCTCTCTATCTTCACGGCGCGGGTCGCGAGAAGGGCAATCTCTTCTTCGGTGTAGATAGGTTTGCCAGCCTTCTCATTGGCTTCCACCATCGTCTTGGCTTGCTCCGACTTTGCAGCCATCTCGTTACGCAGTGAGCGCACGGAGTTGACTTGCTCCTGCAAACGCTCAGAGAGGAACGGGCGAAGTTGCATAAGGTTGGGCATGGTGGACGCAATGGTCTCGCCGTTAGGGTTGGCCACGATGCCGCCGTAGGTGAGAGGCTGCAAGGTGAGGTCGGGCTGCAGGTCGGGGAAAAGCGAGCGGCGCGCTTCCTCAAGAGCTTTCTCTTTTTGCGCTTGAGCATAGGCTGCCTGCTCCTCGCGAGTGGGGCGTCCCACGTGCCGTTTTATTTCCGAACGTGATGTTTGCATCGTCTGAAGGTAGGTCAGAAGCTGACGCACACGGCGGTGGTAGTCGCGGAAACGCCGGCTGTCGCGAACAAATGCGGCGGCGCCTGGCGTGCCTTCGAGGAGTGTCAGGCCGCGCTCGAAAGCCTCACGCTGGTCGGACGTGAGGATGCGGGCGGATAGGGCAGGTGTAAGTATGTGGATTATATCTTCCATATATCATTGGGTTTTAATACAACAATGGTGAGACGAAAATCTTACTACCGGGTTGATTGTTTTCGTAGCCTTTCTGGTTGTCGGAATGATTTTCAGAATCGGCAGAATTAACTTCAGCATTGGCCTTGCCAACTGCCTTGCGCATTTCTATAAGTCTCAAAACCGAAGAACGCAGAGCGACGGCTTCATTATGAGCCGCAGATCGGCGCGCCTTGTCAATAGTGAGAATTGTAGTGCGCTCTTCCAGATGAGCCACCATCAGGCGACGCACCTTGCGAAGGAGAGGCTTGTCTTCGGGATCAGTAGAGATGAGAAGTTGCTGCACCATCGGTTCGCCTATAGCCTCGCTGATGTATTCGTCTTGAATGAAATGGAGATCGGGCAGAAGCCGGATGAACTTCTCACGGCTCTCGTAGATGTCGAGGTAGTGCTGAAGTTCGGCGCATGTGGCAATGAGGAGGTCGTGGTGAAGGTAGTAGTAGGTGCTCTCTTTCCAGAAATTCGTGATTTCCTTAATCTCGGTCGTTTGTACACTTTCGCCCGTTTTCGGTACACTATTGTCGGTATTCGGTACGCTTTCGGCTGTTTCCTGTACGTCAGAAGCCTGTTTCTTAACACAATCCTTTGCCCAACCTTCAAGCATCACGAGCATTTGGTTGAGCGACACCATCGCCTCGCGCTTGTAGCCCTGCACGCCTTTGTCGATAAGGTCCTTGGATGCAGCGCCGTAGTCTTCACTCGAAGCCACATTGATGCCTGTACCGTTGATTGATAGGGCTTGCGGATAAGCGAAACGTGCCATTGCATCATAAGCCACCACGCGCTGCGCCATAAGCAAAAGCTGCTGCCATGGCTGGTGTATGTGTTCGCCATTGCAGACGGACAAGTAGAAGTCATCGGGCGAAACGGTCTGGTAGTACTCGCACAACCGGTTGTAAAGCGAGTCGCCCAACTTGTCGCGCAGAAAATCTTTCTCGCTATTGTCAAGAATGCCCTGAAGAGAACTTATATCATCAATGGCATTACTGGGGATGTGGAGCCGAAGTTCCTTGGTTGTCGAAATAATCATACGCTATACGAGTTTTGAATTTTTATGTTTTACATCCGAAGTTCTTATTCCTGCTTCGCCACTCCCGTCTTCGAGTTATCCAGCGTCGTGAGTACTTCGCGGTCTATCTGCCAGACGAGGTGCGAGTCCCATTTGTTCACTCTTGTAATTACCTCCAACGGTCGAAGCATGAGCTGCTGTAGTGGGGCAAACTGAATCTGCTTTACGAGGAAGCGCTCGCGCAGGTCGGTGCCTCCCGATGATGTAGCGTCACCTGGGGTGTTGCCGATAAGCTTCGAGTCGAGTCCCATAGCGAAGAAGATGATAGAGGAAATCTCCTGAAGCTCGGTCTTCTCGGCTTGAGCCTGAGAATTAGCCTTGCTTTCAATTTCGACAATTTCCCATGCCTTGTGCTCCTTACCGTCCAAACCGGTGAACACAGCCGAGATGAGAGCCTGACCTGCGTTGTCGGGGTTGGAGAGCCAAGTGTTGATGTCGCTGAACACCTCCTGCTGAATCTGCGCCATCGTCTTACTTTTGTTTTCGCCCTGCTGGGTGTAGAGACTCTTGAGATATTCCTGGTGAATGTAGATCACGCGACCGATGATGTTAGAGTTGCGCTTACGCGTCAGTCGGTCGTCAACGATGGTGAAGGCGTATTCGAAGATGCTTCCGGCAAAGATGCTGTGCCAGAGAGCGTCGGCATAGTAAGGACCTCCGAAGTCGCGCGGCGACATAATGAAGCGCGTGGGGCGGTTCTTGCGGCTCACTCGCTGCTGGCGGGCCTCGCGCACACGGCGGTCGAGGTCTTTTACGGCGGTGTCGGCTGCAAGATAGGGCACGGCGGCTATGCGCATATCCTCGGGCTTGAGCGAGGTCTGCACCTGCGACGAATCGAGCCACTGGTTAGATGTGTATGCGTAGTTGATGCGATACTGATCGTCCATGCGCTCCAGTCGGGTTGTGAAAACACTGCGATGCTTCAGTCCGACAACCTTCGGGGTCCACTGCGATGTAGGTACGGGGTGTCCGTCCTTGTCAAGTTGACGCTGATTAAGCTGAATCTCGCAGAAACATTGTGACATAAGCGCCATATCGCCAGCCATATCGAGATAGGTGCGATGCAGGTCGTTGTTGTCAATAAACTCCTGAAATTCTTTGTTCGTGCGTTTCCATTCGGCAAGATCCTCTTTTAGCGACTTCATTTCCTCGCTGTCTTCGCTGCTGTTCGGTTCGGAGAGCGAGGGCGCCGACGGTGCGAACTGAGCCTCCGAACGAGATTTTTCGTTCTCCGATTCTGAGAGTTGCTTTTCCTTAGCCTTAAGGTCCGCTATCTGACCTCGTAGCAGAGTGCCAGCAGAAGCAAAGGGGATGTTTTTCTCGGTGATATTGCCGCCAACGTACTGTGTATAGTGGTACTTGGCGACAGGACCGCGACCTACGAGTATCTTCTTCACAAAGTCGATGCCGGCAGCAGGGAAGGGCGACATTTTAGAAAGCAAGTACACGAGGTTGGGCAGTCGGTTGCCCAAGCCCCACTCCATAAAACCTAACCCGGGCGTGCCTACGTTCTGCGGTACGGCTTTGTTTTCTCCACCGCTTGAACCGAACACGGTGCTAATCTCACGTCGGGCTGCGCCCGAGTCTGCTGAAGTTGTAGATGTGAGCATAGAGTGGGCATAATCGCCCCAGGAGAACGTGCGACTACCATCCATGTTTGGTCTGGTGTAAGCCGCCGGGCGCACAGCCTCGTAGCCCAGTGCTTTGAGTTCCTCACTACGCTGTTGGAGCTCGCTGATAGAAGATACTGTTGTCATTCTTTCGTTGTGTTGTTAGTGTTGTTGGTTGAGGGCTGCGAGATGCCGCGAGAAACCTCGAATTGTTTACAAGGCAAAGATAGCGGATTTTGATTTGGTGGGGCGGACATAAAAAAGACTGCGGGCTTCGCCGTCTTCCCTGCCACAACCAAAAATGGAAAGTTCGAGGTGTGGGCAGTCGGGAATACTTGCGAGCCACGCAGTCTAAAAACAATGAAGAGAATGTCTTTTGTCGTCTTACGCCGTAGAACTACTGAAAGTCAAATTCGGATATTCCGCTTGCCGACTTCAAGCCGTAGTTCTCCACGTCGTCTATCACCATATCCTCGCCATTAAACTGCTTTACTATCAGTCGGCAATCTTTCGGATCGAGATGTACAGAGCGGATATTGTTGTTAGAGATCAAGATAGGGTAGGGTGAATTAGTCGTGAACACCACCAGATACCACGGACCGACCTTGTGCATGTCAGTCCAAACGCCCACATGCTGCTCTACGCGGCGAAAAGACTTCTCAAAGGTCTGTTCCTTGCGCTTTCCTAAGAAATGGTCGATCAAAGACGAAAAGAAACAAATGAGCATGATTACTAAAACGATGATAAGTACTGAAATTACTGTTTCCATAATTGTCGTTTTGTTTTTAAATTGTTTAATATAATGTTTGTTCTCACTTTTCTCTTTCTTTCAAGCGATATTTGTAAGAGCCCAGCCCATTATCTTCGCCCTTCTCGATATTACATTCAAGCCCAGCCTTCTGTATACTGAGCACGAAGTCGTTGAAATCTCTCTCCGTGAGGTAGGGCGAGATATTTTCCTCTTCAAAGACAACGAGGGCAGGGTTGAGATTGTAGTCGATACGTAGGGGCTTGTCGCCGAGAAAATCACGTAATTTGATTATACCGTGAGGGTCGCTGACATGCAAGTTATAAACGCCATTTCCGCTTATCCAAAGGTAAGCATAACAATAGAGCCTTTTTTCTTCAGCTTCGTATCGCTTTGCGCATACAATGGTGGTGTCGGAGTTGCGGAGCGAGAAGATTGCATAAAACTGTCCGTCCTCGATATGGTTGAGCATGTATTCGCGACGCTCTTTTGGAGTGAGGAGCACAGGCGGTATCAGCTGCCATGTAGGTTTTTCCTGCTGTTGGCATTCCTCCTTTTGCTTTGCCTTTCTTTCTCTCCTGGTACGAAAGAACTCACGCAACAGGCAAATAAGGCAAGCGATAAGGTTTACTACTTCTATCACGCACAACATGCACAAGAATTTTTTCAATAAGCTTGTTTCCATTGTTCTATAAAAATTTTATTTGTCTTACTTCGCCTTAAAGTTGTATATCGGCTTGATGCGCTTTACCACGGTCACGGTGTCGCCTATCAGATCTTCAATCTCCACTGCCGACTTATACGCCATTGGTGATTCGTCGATGGTGGACTCGCATACCGATGTGGAGTAAATGTCGTGCATCTGCTGGCGGTATTCCTCCATGCTGAGCTGCTTCTTGGCAGCCGAGCGCGACATCAGTCTGCCTGCACCGTGCGGAGCCGACTGAAGCCAGTCTTCGTTGCCCTTGCCGCGACATATCAACGAACCGTCGCGCATGTTCAGAGGAATGATAAGCTGTTCGCCATTTTCGGCACTCACAGCTCCTTTTCTGATGATGCCTGAGTGTATGTCGAAATAGTTATGCCTGGTGGTAAAGAAATCCACGAACGATAATTGAAGCCCATGGATTATAGGTATTGCTATATTCCATCTGTTGTCGTCGGCAAAATTCTGACAGACGTTCGCTGCGAAATTATAGGCATTGAGGTCTTCTCCCTCAAGATAGGCGAGATCGGGAGACACGGTGCCAAAACGACGCAACGTATTGTTAATCTCCCTCTCTAAGCCGTACTTCTTAAAGTCTTCGATGATGCGCTGGCGCTCCTCGTTTCGATTCACATTCTTCTTGGCTAAGTGTTCGAAAAAGTTGCACACCTTAACTCCGAGATTGCGACTGCCCGAATGTATCACAAGATACTTATAACCCTGCTCGTCCTCGTCAAGCTCGATGAAGTGATTGCCGCCACCGAGGGTGCCAAGCGAGCGTCCGATATAGTCGGGGTCGAAGCAACCTTGTGTCCTTTCGTGCAAATCGAGCAAAAGATATGACGTAAGTGGACTCCAATCTTTTAGCTTGGACTTTTCGTGAACGTCAAATCCGCTCGGCACCGACTCATTGATGATTCGGTCGAGAAGCGAAAGGTTTATATCCTTCTCTGCGAACTTGAATACCAACATACCACAGCCTATATCCACGCCTACGGTATTAGGTACAACCTTGCCGGCAGTCTGAATTACCGTACCTATTGTGCATCCCTTACCCGCATGACAGTCGGGCATAATGCGAATCTTGCAGTCGCGGTAGGCTGCGCTCTCTGCCATCTGCCTTACTTGCTCCTTGGCTTCAGGCTCGATGGTCTTAGCAAAAATTTTTAAGTCACTCATTTTTGTTCTATAAATCCGTTAATAAAAAAGAAATGTGTAGTAGATCTGTTTCATCTGATGACAAATATCACAGCCGTTTGAGAAGCGTACAGCAGCGATAGTCGCACGCTTTTTTTTCGTAGCCTAATCTTTCATACCATTGCAACACCCACTGGGGAGAGTCGCGTCCGTCCCACGATATTGCTAAAGTTTTTACGCCATAGGATTTCAGTTCCCTTTCGACTGCCTCCATCAAGTGCTTTGCCACCTCGCGACCACGGTACGCTTCTTCAACCCACAGCGAATAGATGAGAGCGTCTGCCTCACCATCCAAAGGCTTGTCTTCAATGAGGTTCGGGATGAACGCCTGCACGCTGCCATGATGCAGCTCGTCGGTGACGAATATGCGAATAGAATCTTCCCAATGCTGATGTTGTATCATAAATGAAATATTGTTTTTGACCACAGAATACTCAGAATACGCGGTTTCGAAGTGAGAACTCCATTCTTTCCAATCTTTGCAATATTGGAAAGAAATGGAGAAAGGGTGACGTCAAAAAGTGCTCCATCAAGAATCTTCGGCGCGAGTGAAACTAACATTTGCATCTGAAAGTCTCCTTTCGCAGACCACGCCGCAGTCCAGCAAGTCACTTTTGTATGAACAACACTCCCGACAAGACGGAGAACTCACGGCAGGGTGACCAGACCGATAAGAGCATGATGCTCCGTAAGCCATATACAGTTTGTGGTTTTTCAGAAACGAACTAACTGCGATTAAGCACTTATTTAAATCTTTGTTTTCGACCTCCAACTTGTCGCAATGGTCGCGCATCTGGCGCATCTCACTGAGCGTTTGTCTCGTAGGGTCTTCTTCCTTGCGCGTTTCTGCTCCGTGCAGCTGATGGACCACGTCGTTGTATTCATCCATAAGCTGATGCACACGCTGCTCCAGCTCCACGTTCTCTGCCTTCAAGTCGGAGATGATGTAAGCAAGTGTCTCCATACGATTGTTCTTAGGCAGATTTACATACTCGCACACTGTCAGATTTCTTTCCATATACTTGCGCTGCACGGCGGTTGCCGGAACGTAAGCCTCGGCTGTACGTATGCCTATGCAATAAGGTGGAGGACAGGTCTTAAATATTCTTTGCATGTCGCTGTAAGCCGAATACTTCACCACTCCATCTTCATCTACTCTCGCTACCTTTACTAACAGATTCCGCTCTTTGTCGTAAAGAACGTCTCCGGGCTTAATTTCTTCTTTCTTCATAGTTGCTCAATTTTATGTTTGTTTAATGATACAATAGCGACATTAATGCCACAGCCTTTTTCTTGTCGGAAAACCCTTTTATGTTTACCCATTTGCCGAATGGGAAGTGGTCGACATATTTCTGAACCATATAGACGGTTACGGGTATGCAACCGTCATAGGCCTCCATTGGAACAATTCTTAGTTTCAAATCTTACTCAAATTTATATACTATATGCGGTGTGGTGTTGCCCAGTCCGTCGCGATGGTCGGCAATACCTCTCCCGACCATTGTCGTCACGGCATTGGCTATCCGCTTGCGCGGTCGGCTCTTTACGAGACCCTTGCCGCTGCGTACCCATCCGATGTAATATTTGTCAATCATATTCTATCAATACTGCTGGTGCTTTGACGAGCGAACTTGAGCCTTGTATGATATTGCCTGCTCCCTCCTTGTGGTAATGCGCAAGAATGGTGGCGCATATTGTGAGGAAAAGAGATTTTAAGATTTGCAATCTAATCATATTCTATCAATACAATGGTGTGCTGTCCGTGCTCGTCGTAGAGTCCTGCCCATCCGTCGTAGCGTGCGGACAGTGCGGTGGAGTACCCCCGACGTGGGCAAAACAGCGCAAGACGTTGTACAAATGGTATTTTTCTATTCATACTATATATATAACATATTGTCTTTGCCTACTGAGGTGAGGGTGTTTGTTGTACCCTCCCCGTTTATCTCCATTCTCTGACAGAAGCGTCCGTTGGAGGGATGCTTGCGGTCGGACGGATTATCGGGGTCACGGCCTCGGAAGGCTGCTATGCGAAAACGTAGCATAATAGGTTGTCTTTTGTTACTGTTGTTATCGAATTGCACCACGGATACGGACTGGGGCGGTGATACTTATCGCCGTATTTGCATCCTCCACGATCACCATGCTCACGGCGGAAGGCTTTTGCTTCCTCGGTGCGGTAGTGGACGAGAATTGAACAGTCAATCATACTCTATGAGAATTTTGGGTTTATCCACATCGTGCCCCTTACCTCCTCCAGTTATACACAGCGCTATGCCATGAGGCGACACTATGATGCCGTTCTGCGAGGGGCTGTAGGAGCCGAGAACGATAGGGCGAGGGTTCCTAAGCATATTCAATCATTACCCTCCCCGTTTGTGTTGACAAGGTTAGGGGAGGGCATATACCTTTCGTGCCGCAGATATTACCATCGAAGCCCGACTTCCACTTGTCGTAATAAATATTGCCAATCTTGTCAATCATACTCTATTATTAAACAGCAGTGAGGTATGGCAAGTGCAAAAAGAAAGTCTCGCACGCTCGCTTTGAAATAGTGGGAGGTGATAGCAGGTGCAATCGTACCCCCCCCCATTTTGTATAGCATGAAGTGGGTTATTTGTCTCCATCCTTCTTCCTCTCCATATTCTCCTTGAACAACCGTTGAAACTCATCGCCTAACGCAGCCACACCCTTATCCATGAACACGGAATAAGACTGCTCCATTTTCTGCTTTGCCGAATAAAGGGCGAGCTGGAGACTTGTAGATGTCATTTTCCAACCATCGGCTGCTTGCATCCACAACGTAAGCCACGTTTTCAAGAACATTGCAGCCTCGTGTGTCGGTGGCAGGTCAAACTGAAGAAATAGGGCGTTGTCAGAGTCATTTGCCTTGAGGAACTTGCTCACGGCATCGTCCTTGAGGAAATAGCGGTCGGACACTTCTTCTTCCAGCACGTCCTCCAGTCGGGTTTTCAGCAAAAATGGTTCGGGAAACTGATAGTCGAAGGCTACGTCTTTGCGCATTGAAAGACAAAACACTCTATCGCGATTTTGCGGCACACCGTAATTCTTAGCATTCAGCCGACTCCACTTGCTAACGTAGCCGAGCGACGAGAGCTTGTCAAGCCACTTCTGGAAGTCGGGCATGAACTTCTGGCTAACCAGCGCCGCTACGTTCTCCTGCAAGAGATATTTGGGACGCAACACCTCCACGGCTTTGGCTACATGCCAGAGCAAAGCGCTTCGGGTATCGCTGCCTTCTTTGAGTCCCATCTGCTTGCCGGCTTGCGATATGTCCTGGCATGGCGACGAATAGGTGAAAAGATCCACTTCGCGACTTTCGAGTGAGCATTTTACTTCGTGCCAGTCAATCTTGGTGATGTCGCCCAAGGCGCAGTCGGCAAACTGAGGAAATACGAGGTCGTGCATCTGACAAGCATATTTGTCGATGTCGCTCCATCCGACGCACGTCCAATGAAAATCGGGGCGCCAAGACTTTAGCAAGTCGGCTGCCATGAGCTGCGAGTCGTAGCCGGAGAACGTGGTAAGGAAAATCTTTTCCTTACCAGAGTTGGCTAAGTTCTTCGGCATGTCGGGCAGATAGTCGCCGATGTCGGTGAAGAGCGAGAGTTGCCTGAATTTGCGCTGATTCGGCTTCGGATAGAACAACTGCTCGTAGATATGGGCCAACACATCCACTACAATTGAGTTGCCGGCTAATTTGTACTGCTGTGACGCTGATATAGCCATGTCTTCGGGTTTGCCCTTGCCCTTCCAATCGGGTACTCGCTCGGCTGCCTGGGCATTGCTGCTCTGCATCGTACTGATTACATTGTCGCGAACGCCCATCAGACGAAAACACTCCTTGGGCGTGAGCTTGCGGATGGCATAGCTCTTGATGGTGCGGTCGGTGAAGTTGAGTTTTGTGATCATTGTTGTCTTACTTTTATTCGTATTCAATCATTACTCCTGCATCGTTCACATTAGCCTTCAGACAGCGGCTTAGTCCGCTTAGGCTTCCTTTATTGAACTCGGCGGTTGCTTGCGTAAATACCCCCCCCGACTTTCGGGATGCGGTAGTCTATAGTGATGTTATTCATATTCTTCAATCAGAAATACATTTTGCGGCCACGAGTAAGTTGACACGGTCGGACAAATAGCTGTGTTTAATCTGCCTCCGTCGTTGAAGCCACGGGGATATTGGTAGAAGTCAAGATTAGTCATATTCTTCAAACAAAAGAACAGGTTGGTTCCAAGTTGCCAATATAACAATAACGCCGCACTTCGTATTCGCTGATAAACATTCGCCAATTCTGTTCATTATGATCATAATGTTCATGCACGAAGAATGTGCCACCGAGTCGCCAGCAGAGAAGCGATCCTGTGCAATGCGGTTGTTCTCTGGCAGGATGCCACAGTTGAAAAATGTTGCGATATTCGGATTTTTTGTCAATATCGTCATCAAATGAAGACAAATTTCCAATATCTATTCCTTTGCTGTCTGATTCAATATAGGCACCATCTTCTGTTATCAATGTTCCCAGTAACTCAGAAATCTTCGGTGACATGAATATCACGTTAGGTAGTCGGTTTTTGTTTTTCATAAATCTTATTCTTTTTATAATTCAACAAACACGCAGATTCCGCTACTTACTGCGGTCAGAGCGTTTACCAACTTAACCCCCCAACCGTCCGACTGCGCCTCAGAGCCGAGGACGGATAACTTAGGTCGGCAGCTCCTGGGCAGGGACAGTCGGTATAGCCCAGCTCGGTGGCTTGGCGTATGCGAAGGAACGTCTCGCCCTCTCGGTCCACCAACTGAAGAAACGGTCGGTCGGTGGTGGAGTAGATGCGATAGAGCGAGCCGTCGGGATAGCGGCCATACAGCTTGCCATCCTTGCGGATAGTGCCGCGCTTGTAGTGAGGGTCAGTCATATTCAATCATTATGCAGTGTGGGCATTTGTAGTCGGTGGCTCGAAGGGCGGGCGAGAAACTACCCCCCCATCCTCGCCATTCGAGCCGATGACTAACGGGATGTACCGAAATCTTAATGTTGGTCATTGTTTTCTCTTACTTCCTGCCAGGTATTACCGTGACCGAGTCCGCACTTTGCAGCCACCGCACAAAAACTCTTGTCGTAATGACCAGACCGGCAGGTTCCGAAGTCAGCACAGGTTTCACAGCCGAAATCCATATAATCTGGATGATACCATACCTTGTCGCCAATCCTACGGATATAACCTCTCTTTGTATCTACCACCAAGGTTCTTCCGACGGAAGGCCTTTTGAACTTATTCAGAACAACCTTATACCGATTGTTTTTCTTCCTTACGACATAATATTCATGGGACAAATCCCATCTCGGGTCAAAAACACGAGGGTCAATGCGCTGCTTTTGGGGAAAGTGAAACTTCTTCGGGTCGCAAAAGTCAAGAAGCACTTTGTTATCCAATAAAGCAATTTTGTTGTAGTTAGCGCAACAGCGGAGCACGTCACACCTCCATCCTATGCGACGCTTTGCTGCATCCCACAGTAGAGGGAAATTGCGAGGTTTCGTCCAAACGCCACTCTCGTAAAGGGAATATTTTCTTAACAATTCCTTGTTTTTTATCTTCATACTCTATTCCTCCTCTTCGTAGGGATTATAGTTCAGCTTCTCCTGCCATTCCTTATCGTGAACGCTACCAACAACCTCGAAGTCTTGCACCGTCTTTTGCGAAATGAAATCGCAGATGCCTTCGGAAATGCCTCTGACGGAAGACTTAGGGTTCTTGATAGCCACGATATAGAATGATGCATCTTCCTCGCTCCATCCTATCGTGCCGTAATAATTGTTATACGCATTGTCTTCGGTGCAACTGAACGGATAGGTGTCGGACTGCAACACGTCGCCTTCATAAATCTCCTTGCCGTTCTTGTCCGTGAAGCCGGTGAACTGACAGACGGTCCTCGGATCAACGAGCGCACGGTGAAAAGTCTCAGACCAGGGCTTGATGCACATATAATTCATTACATGATTCAAATCGCCAACAGTCCATGAACCGTCCTTAACGCACTTTGCCTTAAACTTGATTGTTCTCATAATCTCTATAAATTCTTTTATGTTGTTATTGTATTCGCTCAGACACGGTACTTCCGGTTCAACTTTTTAGGCTATTCTTTTTCCGGTTCAGACCAAACGACCTCTAAATATTTGAAGATGTCTTGCGTGATGTCTGTTTTCATATCCGCGTTTACAAACGTTAAAACCTTTAATGTTCCTCCTTTATACCGAAAGGTGTTCCGTCGGCGAAGGTGTAGCCTCTCATTATTTCAGCGAAAGACAAAATATGATCGCCGCTTATCGCAATACTCTTCATGTCTTCAGCAGCATCTACCACCGTGACCATAGAATAATGGCCATCTGTCTTACTCTTAATCCAACCGAACGGTTGGTGTTTCAGCATCTCTTGCCAACATTCTTCTGCTTTCTTAAACGAGCGGTACTTGGGCTCGGGCTTGATGCGGTAGTCGTACAAATCAGGTCTAAAAAGATGTTCTTCATCCACATCTACCCATTTATCGTTGAAATTAGGCTCTCCTGGATGTTCAATCTTAAAGCTAAGGTCAACTTTGTAATATTGGATAGTTTTGCCATTTACATACGCCTGCATTACATCCATCAACTGCTTTATTTTCTCTTTTTTCATTGTCCTCTATATTTTCGTTAATACTTTACTTTGTTCCGCTTAAATCCTCCAAATTCAACCTTACGGCATTACGGTCAAGTTCTTTCCAATATTTCAACGCATCTTCTATAGTCGAAAAAAGATCCGAAGGGTCGGTTATTGTGACGTTATTGTTTGTTACTTTTTCGCAGCCGGGACGGTTGCGATGTATTACCTTGATATACATAAGCTAATCTATTAGTTCAAAATCATAAACGAACACATAAGGGTTACTCTCCCAAGTGCCTTTGCCGGAGATGCGGTCGATAAGGGAGGCGTAGGCTTGCTGCGGAGTGCGGAACGAGGAATTGGCAAGACCGTGGTACCAATACGTCGTACCTTCAAGTTCTACGTTGTCGTCACGCCAAACGCCTTCCGCTATGCAATCTTCCTCGCTGATGTCTTGCAGACGCTCGACACGAATGTGAGTAATGCGGATGCGGTGCGGCATAAAGTCTGCCTTCACAAACATCTTGTTGTAGCATCCTTTCTCGAATATGACCTTTCCTAAAAGACGGAAAAATTCACCGTCATACGCCAGATCTGCGTACTTCTGCGCAATGGCTATAGTTTCGCCGAGTTTGTAAGCGGATAGAGCGAGAGGTCTTCCCTCGTCAAACAGACATGCTCTGCCTTTGTTTACTTCTTCTAAAGCCTGCCTAACTGTAATATCCCTCAATCTCCCCGCGGTATCGGCTATTCTTCTTGTCTGAGTTTTTCTGCCTTCGAGTACGGCCTGTGTGAGACCGTACTTGTCATTGAACATAATCTTCTTCATGCTCTATATTTTCGTTAAGACATTATTACTTGTTTAATGATTTTTGCAGATCATAAAACTCTTGCAAGTCATTATCATCTTCGGGTGTTCCAAGAGTTCGTACCTTCATGCCGTTGTGGTCACATAGAGGCTCAGCCAATGGAGAAATGGCGTGCGGTTCTTTTTGCCACACAATAGATGTGCCGTCTCTGTAAAAGGATAAATCGGCAGAGCCATACTTCAGAAGGAATATAAGCGTCTGCTGCATTTTATACTGCAAGCTTGACAAAAGCATTGATCGTCCCAAATATCCATTTACGATATAGCCTCCGGCGCAATACTGATAGGAGGCTCCGTCGAGTCTATGTTTATAAAGATTAACGCCAGCCTGGGCGCAATACCCTTTTAATGTCTTGCGTGTAGCATATCTTCCCATATTCTCTATATTTTCGTTAATACATCATTACTTACTCTTTCCAATCTTCTCCATGTCCTCATTCTCCTTCGAGAGTCGTTCCAGATGCTCCAGCACAAGCGAGTACGACTGGTTGTTTACCTGGTCTTCAGTGAGCGAGGCGTATTTCTGCATGGTGGCGATGGTTGCGGTGTACACCTCCAATGGTGTAGAAGGAGTTTTGCGGGGGGCGAGCTTCTGAACCTTGAACACATGCGGAAATCGACAGCTTAGGGTTTGCATCATACCGGTCCACCAGAAGAGGATGGGCTGCCAGCAGTAGTCGGGAAAGCGGCGAAAGTAGGCAGCGTTGTCGTTGAACTGACGCGTGTCGTAATGAAAATCGACGGTGCGCAACGAGGTGTTAGAGTCGATGTAAGGGATGCGCCGATTGAAGATAGTAGCGAGAAACATGGCTCGTGCCTGGTTTACGCTGTCTGCTTGCTGCGCTATCTGTTCCGGCTTGAACGTGCCCATCTGCTTCATCTTTATCAGATTGTTGGAGAGCTGAGTATATTGGTCCATGAAGTTGGAGGCAAAACGATACTGCTGCCATGAAAATCCGTCCATGTCTTGCGCCGGTCCTTCAAACTCAGTGCGCTTGCGTAGCCAGTGTTGCGGATTGCGCAGGCGCAGCCGGGGGTATGGGAAGCGCGTAAGTACGCTGGCTTTTTCACCGTCCATCCAGCCGAGGATGCCCGCTCCGGCGGCGATGTGCTCCGCCGACTGACGATCTTTTGTGTTTGCCTTGGGCGAGAGCCAATATTCGAGCTGCCAGAGGTAAATAGGGAAAACTTTTTCGCTGTCACTCTTGCGTGTCAGTCGCATACGACGAGGTCGGTCGGACGCCATTCGACACATATAGCATTGGCGTTCGATTGGAAGCAATGGGTCGGGGGTGTTCACTATCTCCACACCGGCAAACAAGAAGAAGCACGCTAACTTGACATTGCGCATATCAAACGGGTGGTAGCGGTCAACTCGCTCTATCTGTTCAAGCATTACGCGAGAAATCAGCTCAAGCTGCTCGGTCGTACACTCGTCCCATGAACGTGGCAGACGCAGGTCGATGCTGCGGGTGTTTTGTGTGCTAAACATAAAACTATGATTTTATTAAACTTTCCATGAGCAAAGATAGAGAAAGTTATTTTCGTGATACGGACATTGCGAGGACGGGCAATACGGAAAAGCCACTCTGCAGAACCTCCGATCGGTGCAAAGTGGCTTGAGGTAAAACAAATGTAAATATCAAATCTTACAAGGTAGCGTGCAAGGCGTTGTAGTCCCATATCTTCGTACAGTCGTCTTCGCAGGGTTGCCAGTCGTCATCACAGAAGTAGAAGGCGTAGGCGGCCTTGATTATATCCTCTTCGCCCATACAAGAGCAAAGGTCGGCGTACATGGAGTTGAAGGCTACGTATTTGTCCCACGCGTTGACGTTTGCATGAAACTTCATGCCTTTGGTCAGCTCGTCTACCTTGATGCGAGTCCAATGTGCGCCTCCGTCGGTGGGCGTACCTTCTTCGTCGTACATGCCGCTATAGACGAGAGCATTCACGTCGTGGTTTGCCATTTTCTCTGAGTAGTGGCGTCCGTAGAGCACAGCGTGCTGACGACGCAATATGTGCCAGTAGAGCTTAGGATTGGTCTGCTCAAGCGCAAGAAGGTCGGTGGAAAGAGTTTCTACAGCTGCCCACATCTTCTTCTCGGTAGCCATGCCATTGGCACGAGCCTGTTCAATCATTTGTTTGTAATTCATGTTGTTTGAGTTTTTAAAGTTTAACATGTGGGACAAATGCCACGAAAATGTGGGACAAGTAGCTGTTTTTGCACAGAAACGTGCAATATAGGGAAGAATGTCTTCACTTCGGGCTTGGTTTCAACCTTTGCCTCAGTAGTCGAGGCGGTCGGTGGTGTGTCTTTCTTTTTCATACAGCTGCGTAAATTTTCGTTGAACGATGAGCAACAGCAATACGAACCAGTTCGACAGATATGCCGCTACAATAGCCGCCAAAGCAGATACATAGACATCATAGCCGAGGTAGAGCAATGTCGTCATTGTAGTCCAGAAAGTGAAACACTGAGGACACGATGCGACCTTGTCTACAACACGGGCCATGGCTTCGGCAAGTCCGAGATGCTGGGCAAGCGTGGCGGCTATCATAGTGGCTATAGCTATCAGAACTATCATGGTTTTATGTTGTTGCAAGGGTAAGTGTTACGGGGCAGTCGGAGACGAAGGTCTTGGAGCAACTACAGCACGAAACGCGTGCGATGCCGTTCTGTACGGTTCCAACTGCTATGTTTGCTGAGTTGATGGCGGTAGCGCTGAACACGGGGATGGTGAAGTCTTGCGACACCACTTGTGAGCGTGTGCAGCACGAGCCGCAGTTGCAAGGGATGTAGCTTATTACACCTTCGACGTGAATGACGATGATATACTGCGATGTGCCTACGTTGGCAATGCTCTTGACGGAGAACTTCGGAGCGAACACGGGTGTCTCGTCTACGCAAGCCGGCGTGCAGAGCTGCTGTGTGATATTGACATCATAATAAGGTGCGGCGGCGGTAGCACCTGCCGCAAGAGTGGCTACGATTATAGCCGGAATAGTACGTTTGTTCATAATCTTTTTTCTGTTTTATTATAGCGACGATGCTTGCCGCCGCTGGGTTTGTTACTCTGTTTAATGTTTCACCTGATAGTCTTGTGTCTGCCCTACGGGAAGGTTCTTGTCGAGAAGGTCGGCAAGTTCCGCAAGGTCTTCTTCCTCAAACGTCACCATGCCTTCGAGCACCGACATCGACCCGTTGTCGCGCATCTTCTCCACAATATCATGCGCCATCTGCGGTATGCTCTCTTCGGGTATCTGACCGAAATATCGGGCAAGCATCGGAGTGATGAGCGAGTTGACGATGGGCAGAATGAGCGGTTCGATGTCTTTCTGTAGGGCATAGTTGCCGCTGACGATGCCTAACGAGCCAATGGTGGCTTGTAACGACTGAAGCATAGGCAGGCGCATAAGGTTGCCCGCAGCAATCTGCGAAATGGCGGGGCGTGCCCACTCGGACACAACCGCCGCCAAGATTTGTGAGTTCTTGTATTCCATATTTATATTTAACTGGATTACCTCATTCACTTACTGATTGCATCCGCAACCGCAACCGCAGCCGGTCTGGCATACGTTCGAAGAAGGAATGAACAGTTTGGTTACACTCGACAAAGATGCTACCTGCGACTTGAGCACGTCGATGCTGGCGTTGGCTGCCGCATTGTATGCCATCTGCTGTGCGTTGACAGCCTGCTGTGCATCCTTGTTTGCGTCTACCTTGTCTTCCACGCGGCGCAGCTTCGTGTCGAGATACTGTGTCACTTCCACAAGTTTCTTGTCGGTGTAGTTTTCACTCTTCTGAATGGCGAGTTCGGTCTTCAGAGTGCTGTTCTCCTGAATAAGGTTAGTCTCACTCTTGGTTACGAAACGTGCGTCGGGGTCGGCAGGGTTGGCGGTCATACCGTTGTTTCTTCCGATGCCCAAAAGCGAGGCGCTGCCTCCCAGCAGACTCGTTGCCAAGCCTGCGATGCCGAGACCCAGGGCTGTGTTGCCAAGTCCCTTGCTGGCAACATCATAGTTGCCGTCATTAGTTTTAATCTGCATAGTGTTTTGTGTTTTGGTTGTTTCGTTCATTATTGAACTTGATGCAAAGGTAGGGTAGAAAGTAGAGAACGTGAAGTGTTTCTCATTAAGTGTTTTTGCTGTGAAATAAGGTATAATTTCGGCTAATGACAGCATAAAAAAGCCCCACGCTGCTAACGTGAGGCTTAGCTTTTTATAAGAGATTCTAATGTTTATCGAGGTGGAGGTACGAACTGCCCTCGCGAATCTTCCGCTACAGCAATATATGGCACAACTTCATCTCTGATTATATCCAGAAAGAGTTGGGCGGCTCGCTTCTTGGGCACATCTTGCATCCAATGCGCGTTGCTCATCAACTGCTGCTCAAGTCCAACAATGGGGCGTGCTACAAGGGTGGGGTGGTTGCGCAAGTAGAGTTTGGGCATAAATGTCACGTATTTGGTCTCTTCAACCGAGGCAAGAGCTTCGTCGGGATCACTGATAATACATTTGATATTGAGCTTATGCAAATCGCGCTGAATGTACTGCTGGCAGGTTTCAAATACACGCTCGCCAACGTCGGGCATGATGATGGGATGCTTCTTAAGGTCTTCGTACGAAACTTTCGGGAGAGCGGCAAGTGGATGGGTGTCACGCATGATGGCGTAGACGTTGAAGGGTATACAAGGTCTCGACTCTATCCCTTCGTGACTATAAGCCATATTCATAGTGAATGCAAGGTCTAACATGTGTGCCCTTAACGATTGGTTGAGAAGGTGCGCTTTGGTAAAGTCGGCGTTGATGCGCACATTAGGGTATCGATCCATGAAAATCAAAGCCGCCATACGGATATACGGCGCGATAAACGAGCCAACACCGATACGCAATTCGCCCGTCATACAGTTGTTGAGGGCGTTGATTTGTTCTTTACAGTCCTCGGTCTGCTTCAATATTTCTTTGGCGCGAGGCAATAGCGTCGTCCCGCTTTCCGTGAGCATAATATCGTGAGAGGTTCGAATAAGCAGCTTGCAACCTAATTCGTCCTCCAGGGCACGTATATGCTGACTTACCGCCGACTGGGTTACACAGCAGCGTGTTGCAGCCGTGCTAAACGACTTCGTTTCGGCAACGAATACAAATGAACGTAAATGTCTTAGTTCCATAAATCCTATAATTTTTAGTTATTCGATGTTTGTAACAATGCAAACAAAAAAAGAGTTTCTAATTGCAAATTTAAGCATATTTGTTCTATTTGTTTCAGTTTGGTATTAAAAACACTAATTATAAGATAAACACATAAGAACACTAATGTTTATAGAATAAAAAATCCCCGTATCTTTCCTTTTATATAAAGGATTGATACGGAGATTATCGTATGACAAGAGTAGTATATCTTGTATGAGCGATTACTTCTTACTCTTATTTGCCGAAGTTTCATCTTCTCCATCGTTTACGCTGAAGAAAGAAGAATCGGCGTCATCAAGAGCCTGTGTAGCGATATTGCTTTCGCTCTGAGTTTCAATATCGCTTACGCGTTTTTTGACGCAAGAAGCGAGTCCCAGCCGCCGGTCTCAGGCTCTGTAATCTCGTAGCGTCCGTACATTGTGGGCTGCAGGGTTCCGCTCAGTTCCACCTGACGGTCGTCGTCGGGCTTCTTGCCCGTGTCACCCTTAATGCCACCCGAAGCATACTCAAACTTGTGCTGAGAGTCGTACACGATGATGCTCTTCGCGCCATCCTGAATGATGTAACCAAGGTCGAGGTTGTTCATGGCGCGAGCTACTACTGCCGATTCTGCGTCTACGCTCTCAAGCACGTAGTCGAGCTGCTGCTTGAAACCTTTTCTGCGGCCAAGGCTCTCGAAAGTGTGTCCCTGACTACTTTCCTTGCACTCGAATTTGTAGAGACCCTTGCCTGTGTTGAACGATTCAGAGGTCAGGGCAGGGTAGATGTTCTTTTCTGCCTTCAACGGAGCCTTAAGGTCGGCCTTGTTGAAAGCATAGACATTGATACCAAGACCGCCAAAGTTCTCCAAGCATTCATTAGCTGCGAGGATGTCCTTGAGTTCAGGACATGTTGCTTGTACTGCCATATTCTTATAAGTTTTTGTGTTGTTGTGTTGTGTTTTCAAAAAGAATGGCGACGGTACGCTATATTCCGTCAGGTCAAGCGACCGCCGCCGGGATTTATAGAGACATTAGAAAACCGCCTCGTGAAGTTAGCTGCCTTTCTTGAAGAAGGCTGTCAAGCCCATGTTCATGCCAGTGGCAGTGAGCTGGATTTTCTTGTCCTTCTTGCCGTTGCTCCAGCTATCAAACTTATAGTTGGTGCCGTCGGTTGCCTCAAGAGTGAGAATCTGGTTAGGTGTGGTGTCGAGAGGCTTGGTGTAAGCAGAACCGTTCACCTTAACAGTGCCGTCTGGCTTCTGGCCGTCGGTGCCTGCGAGTGTGACAACGAGCTTAGTGTTGTCGTAGTCGCCTGCTACATACTCAGGAGCAACGAGCGAACCGTCGCTGACGCATAGAGCGCTACGCAAGAAAGATCTCGTACCGCAACCCTGAATACTCTGAATCTGGAAAGACAGGTCTCTGTGGTCTCGGTCAGAACCGAGGCGAACACTTACATACTGCTGGTTACTCAAGGTGTCAACGCCATAAACAAAGTTCTTGTCGATGGTAGCGTACATACGGTCGCCCTCGCCGAAGCCAGAGATAGGACAGATAGTAACCTTTGAGAGTCCAGGCAACTTGAAGTTGTCGCCCTGATTGTAGTCTACCCGGAAGTTGCCGTGGAACTTATTGGCATAACCGGCAGCGATGTTCATAGCTGTGGTCTCGTTCATGTAGACACGTGTAGGAACCTTGCGCAGACGCTCATCCCACTTCATGTGCCAAGCCAAGAAGTTGTCGTAAGGCGAAGAGTCGTCGTTGTTAGCTGGAGCGGAGATAGCCTCACAAGGAACGAGGTTGCCGTTAGCCTCTGAAATAAGGCCATCCTCGATGTCGTGCTTGATGCAGGTGTGGAAACCGTCGTAGAGCGCCATTGCCTGATCATGGGCAGGAACACTGTCGTCGCCATTGTCGAGCGAAATGTCGCCAAACCAAAGGTTAGCTGCGAGGTTGTCGGCGTAGTCCTTTAGGATTGCCTCTACTGCCTGCGAGGAGAGAGGGAACTGACCCTGAGCGTCTGTTCCGAATACTGTCTCACAGAAGTCGTCGATGTTGCCAGGAAACTTATCCCAAGAGAGCTTGGCAACAAGGGTGCGCTCTTTCAAGAAACCAGCCTCGCTGTTAATCTCGCGGTGAACGTCCTTACGACGTGTGGTGCCACCCTTGCGAATGAACAAGTGGAAAGTGCGCTTGAACTGAACACCAGTGACAATGTCAATACCAAGGCGGTCCATCTCTTCTGCATCCGAATAACCCGGACCCATTACAATTTCCTTAGAAACCTCCTCGGCTACGTGCTGAAGCGCGTCAAGGCCGATAAAATCTTTAGGTAAATTTGCCATAATTGTTGTGTTTTTGTGTCTTTGTTAATGTTTTTGTTGTTTGTGTTGGTTGAGAGTTTTTACTTCTCTTCCTCGCCATGCAGGAAGCGCTGGAAAGCAGCCTTTCGCTCAACGTTGGTCTTGTACTTGCTACCATCAAAGGTACGCAAGGATTTGACCTTTACTCCCTCGCCATTGTTCTCAGGAGCCTCGCCGCTGTTCATCTCTTCGCCGGCCTCATTGGTGAGGGCAGCAAGCTGAGCCTGCTTGTCAGCAATGGTCTGCTCGGCTGTGGCGAGTGCGTCCTTAGCGCCCTGAAATTCGATTTCGGCCTTCTCCTTTGCCTCGGTGAGAGCTTTCAACTCGTCGTCCTTCTTGGCAATGGCTTCAGTGTGCTGCGCGTTAAGGTCGTTTAGTTCTTTACTGTGAGCCTCCTTAGCCTGGACAAGTGCGTTCTCCGCGACTGCCTTTGCTTCGTTGGCTGCGTTTACCTGGGCGGAGAGTTCATCGAACTTGCCCTGCAATTCCGCGAGAGCGTTCTCCGCTGTAGTGACTTTCTGCTCTGCGTCAGTCACCTTCTGCTCAGCTTCCTTCATGTGGGCTTCGAGAGAGTCAAGAAGCGAGGCGTTCATGTACGCGCCCTCTTCCGTAACGGCTATCTCGCCAGCCTGCAATCCGCAAGCAGAACAAATCAATGGGTAATTCTCCATATTTATATTTGTGTTTGTGTTGGTTGCTTCCTCCGGCTTCTCTGATTCTGGCTCATTCTCCGGCTCATCTTGTGGCTCAATCGTCTGCTCACGATTGATAAGTTCAGCTCTGCCATCATAAAGCTCAAAGGCGTGTTGCACCACTCCCATAAATGATGACTGACCATCCATCAAAATGCCCTTCACGTCCTCGGCATTGAACACCTTACCATGCAGGTTCTCGTCGGTAGCATTAGGGCAAGCCTTCTTAACATCGGCACGGAACTCAACGCCAAGATCGGCAAGTTCCTTGATAAGTTCCTTGTCATCATCCTTATTAGCGATGTCGCGGTAAGCCTTGTTCTTGTCAAATGACTTAGGATCGTAGATTTCGTGATAGGTCTCATCGCTATACTTGGCTTTTGCGCCATCCGGCAAAGTATAGAACGCTGCCATTACACCGATACAACCAATCTGGTCTTTCGGGTTCATGTAATAGCGCTCGTCGCAAAGCGAAGCGAGGTACATTCCAGCCGAAGCGCAAAGACCATCAACCAAGGCTATAACTTTCTGACCCTTTGAGTGGGCATAGTCTATGGCAAGAGCATAATCGTTCTTTGCCCAAGCAGAACCGCCAGGAGTGTTGATGATGAAAACGTGACCGCGACAAAGAGGATGATCGGCTGCTCGCATCATCATGTCGCGATGGTCTATAGAACCATACGAACAATAGCCGCCGTTGCGAGTGATAGGGCCGTCAACAGTAAGAACCGAAACGAAAGGAAACGTCTGCGCATACTCGTCATCAGCAGGAAGGTCCAGACACCAGTTGCCTCTCACCTGCTTACCATCCTCTGAAATCTGATATTCCTCTGGATAGTAGGTCTTGCCCTCGGCATCATTTGCTGTGACATATCCGCAGTTCTTCTCCGGCTTGATGAAGACCGCATGAGTGTTTAGATTGTGCTCAAGCGACTTGCGAATACCATGCACAAAGTCGGGACTAACCATCCACTTCTTTTCGGTAAGTATTTCAAATAAGCCTTTCATTAGTAAAATCTGTGTTTTGTGTTGTGTTATCCTGAATACAACCTTTTTACCTGGTTGTTAAAAGTTGCGGAGGATGGACTCGAACCATCGACCTCTTGGTTATGAGCCAAGTGAGCTGCCAGCTGCTACCACTCCGCTGTGTTGTTATCCGTATGCAAAATTAAAGACCGAAGTTTTTAGTGTAAGGACAAAAAAGCCGCCATTCTCACGAACAGCGGCTCTAACGTAATACTATAAGGTTTAAAAAATGAACCATTCTCTTGTTATTCTCGAAGTGTGATAGGTATTGGCTCCGAAAGGGCTTGCGTAGTGGCGGTGAAGGTTCGTGCCAACTCCGTCTGGCTGTTGGTCAGAGTGCCACCCATACCAAAGGTGTGAGGCAAAGAGTAGCACAACTGCAGTGAGCCATCTTCCTTTCGCAATACAACATAATAGTCTTTTCCGCGCATACTTCGGTAAGCTTCACGCACATTTTCGCCTCCATCTACCACATTTGTACTAATATCATAGGTGTATATGGTGTCATTACCCTGCTTGGGAAACGTCACCTTTACGCTGAGATTCTCAACAACAACGAAGTCCTCGCCACTCGTAGCCAGTCGCAAGGTGGGCTCGTCGGGCAATTTGCAATCGTTAATATATAAAACTTGCGCCATGCTGAATGGTATGGGGAAAACGCAAGAGTCCTTTGGGTAAAACATCACATCAGTGATGCCGTCAAGGAACAATTCTCTACATTTATTGGTAGTCCGCATTTTTGTACACTTAAAAGGGTTGTTTTTTAACTTGTTTTAAACTTTAAATTAACTCTTGTTTACACAACTTTAATCGTCAAACAATACATCATCTACGAAGTAAACCTTCTCGCTGTCGTCTATATACTGCATATCAGCACACGAGTAAGCTTTAAAATTGCTATGGTCTGAGGTCAACCATCGGTTGATGATACGACGCAGGGTGTCTTTTTCGTTCTCGTTCTGATCTATGCCGTAGCGCATCAAGAAACGCTCAAGCATGGCTGTTTGACGTCGGCAAATGATACGCTTGTTTGATGTGCAATAATCGAATGTAGCTAAAGCCCATTCCACAACGCTACGCTTAAAATCATCATTTAGCATGATAAGCAACTGACGGATGCCGCGTGTGCTCAAATTCCATGCCGGCGTAACCTGGCGAACCACGTCAACCACCTCTACCTCCGAAGGCAACTTTATGCACAGATAGTCTTCATTGTCACTCTTAGCGTAATCTTGCCTTCCACTAAGCCGCTGAACCTCGCCAAAAGACAAGTATTCATGCGGATCGCGCTTTGTAACAACTTCGCCACCATTGGGATGTTTGCCCTGCATCATGTTGCGCCACTGCTGGTGTGAGAAACATTGCGGATTCACTTTTTGCGTAACGGCAGGAATATTGGTTATATGCTTGCGCAAGACAAAGTGGTGAGGCATATACGGGCTGAACACCAACGGCTCGTCCTTTGCAAGTACGTGCTTCGGGTCGCGGTTGCGAAAGAACTGGCAACGACTGGAGGGTAGACGAAGGTAGATATTAGGCATGGCTTATTACTTTAGTTTCGGTCGCTTATAGCGGCTCATTATTAAATCAGTGGCGTTGAAACAATTGCGCAGAGCGTCGTTGGTTACGTTGTTCGACTTCATTTTGCCGGAGACTTTCTCAAATATCTCCATTTCGTTGCGATTGAGATTCTGGCAGAGCTTCGCAATGTCAATATAGCAACCTCCCGACTCGGTGTGAGCAATAAAACTCAAGTCGAACTTAGCATGACAACCAAAGAACTGGTTAAGGCCTTCAATGAGGTCTGCTTCAGTATAGGTCTTTTCAGCAGGGTGTATCTTGCGATACTTTGCGGTGTACGTCTTCAGTCGTTTCTCTATATACTCGTTTATGGAATCAGAGTAATCAAAATAGAGCTTCGCTTCAAGTGAGTCGGCATCACCACGGCGAGCCGACTTGAAGAATCCTCTCAATTGGGTAAGAACCTTCAATACGGCGTCAAACTGATTGAACTCAATGCTGCCGTCGAACACCTCACGCATATCAGCTTTCACATCGGTAACGATGCTTTCGAGCATATCGGCGAGAAACGTAACCTTGTCGAGATTGGCAGCCATGCGGTTGGCACGTTCACGCATACCGTCTTTCTTGTAGTCAACATAATACTTCAGCAGAGTGCTAAACGAAAGAAAATCGTAGCCGACATCAGAGTGCAGGTTGGTCTGAACGATTGAAGAATACATGATGTCTGCCAATTTGCGATCGTGCTGCTGAATAGTTCTCACGAGGTTAATCATCTCGCTTGAACCTGGACGCAACCGTTCTGCAGACTTCACAAGACGGTTGCGCTTCTCAACAGCTTCACTATAGTCGGGGTTATGAAAGAGAACATCCAATGTTTCAGCATACTTGCCCGAAGGTACATCTTTGAAATCGAAAGAGTAGATTGTGGGCTGATTGCGCACAAACTGCTCTCTTGCTTTGATAGGGTTGGATTTAGCCATAATTCATGCTATTTATCATAAGGTCGGTTATTGATATAAACAAACACGTAAAGTCTAACGCTCATTTGTCATAATGTAGTATTTTGTTTAAATCTCAAACTCAGGTAAATACTCACGCATACGCCGCAGGATAATGTTGCGTATGCGCTCCGCTACAAAATGCGCATTAGGATGTGGCTTGCCGGTTTTGCCATGATAGCGAAGGTCTATAATCTCTTTCCACTCGGCGATGGTGTATGTATACACCGCCACCGTGTAGGTATCAAGAGGCAATACACCACGTGCATCTTCCGGCTTTAAGCCCAGCTTTAGAAGTCGGTTATATCCCCACTCACAAACTCGGCATACAAAGCTATATACCATGCACTGCAGACGTGTGCCGTAAAGATACCAATGTGGACGCGCTATCTGTACGCCACCTTTCTTTTCAAGGTTACAATAGCGCGTGCTCTGCTCAGCAATGCTGTTGGGCGACTTGCGATTCAGCTCACGCGACGTGCTTATCTGCGTAGTGACAGCAAATGTCATACGTAAAATGGCAAAAGCCGACTCGCATTTATACTTCATTGCCTTCTCGATAAACTCGTCTTCGGTTACAGAGTATTGCTTTAATGACTCAAACATATCGCCGTTCTCAAGCAAGACCTGCAGATTAGCACTAATCCAAACCTTGTGTTCCTTCGTGGCATAGTCGATATAGGGAGAAGCGTTTAGGTATGCCCAGACGTAGTTTGGAAATCCTTTCTCGTTGGGCAGAAAGAAGTATCTTGTGCCATGTCGGTACATCGAACGGTGTCCGCTTTCCCAGAAGCCCTTGCAGCGTTCTTCGTCACGCTTCTGAATGAAGGCTTCCGCTTCCTCTGCCGACATATTCTCGTCGGGCTGCTTACCCTTTGACTTGTAACACACCCTGCCTACTCGTGCGATGTGCTGCGACAGATTCTGCTGCTGCCACCATTCCACTGAACTGCTTATCAATTTCATTGCTTACGAATCTTAATTTGTTATTTAATAGATAGTGCATTCTCATTGCCACAATCGTTTTTATTGAATCATGTATCTTACGCGCAACACTTCGTCACGCAGATCACCAGGCGAATCGTTGTTAAAGATCACAGCATCGTAGAATGACAAAGGTAGACGTTTGCGCCGCTTGTCGCGTGCCATGCGTTCAGGGGTAACACCTCGGCGAAGCCGGGTGCGTTCCTTTGCCGACACGCAAATTTTGAACAGTTCTATATCAGGAAACTTCTCGCAAAGCGACTTCAGTCCATCTTCGTCGATAACATAAATAACCTTATCGCCCACCTGCTCTACGGTGGTCCAATATTCATAACCGCCATATTGCGTATAAGCCAGCATATTGTCATGCGGCACATCGCACTTCTCTACAAAGTGATGCTCCACGCCGTCAATCTCGCCTTCACGCTTCGGACGTGTGGTATAAGAACATATCACTTTATAATCGCCCAAATCGGACAGCATCCGAGCAACTGTATCTTTTCCTGCACCACTCGGGCCAGTAATCGTTATCAGTTTCATATTATTACTCTTAATGTTCACTCAAAATGGCGTTGCCACAAGTTATTCTGTCCTCGTCTTCTTCCACTGAAGGAACAAAAACGATCACATCCCAACCTGCTTTGACAAGCGGTTTCTCAAACTGTTTATAGACGTCGTATGTGTAATATCCCTCCTCTGTCTGGATGCCATTGCTTATAGCCTCTTTCGTCTCGTGAATAGGGGTTATCTTCACAATGAATTTTTCCTTATCAAAAAGTTTATCCAAGACAACAGGGTCCAATATCGTATTCCTGGTAACGGGAAAGTTTAGCGTATATTTTCTGCCAACCGGCATGGGCAAGTCCTGACAAATCTCTGAAATTTCCTGCAAAGACAAAGATAGCCCGCGGAACAAATCATTACGTTGCTCTTCATCTGTAGAGTTTATAGACAACTGCAATCCGGCTTCACCTCTAAACTCGCAATTCTTAACTTGACAAAACTCGCCGAGAATACGTTTAAGCGTATTACGTCCCAAAGTACGCGGAAGCATGGTCGTAAATACAGGATGAATAACATCTGCATCCATGAACACACTAACATCATCCTTAAGATAACAAAGCAAATAGATCTTGATGTTATCCCAATTGAAAGACGGTTCACCCATACGAGCCAGGTGAAGGTTGAAGCGCTTTGTATGCTGACACCCTGAACGAACGATAGCCGACATTACTTCTGCTCGTAGGTCACTAACATTGGCATTGCCGTGGAAACCGACTTTAGGACAATCGCAGAACTTACATTTCATTGGGCATCCTTTTTGAGTAGAAATAGTAACGACCATCTTATCCTCAAGGTCAACCTTCTTGTGGGTTACACCATTAATCTCCTTGGTCAAGCCAAGAAAGTCTGCCTTGATGTTGGCTTCCTTGCCATAGTCGCCAACATACAAATACTCAAGACAATTCTTAGTATCACTAAAAATCGCTCCTGTACGAGTTTTAAATTCTTTAATCATAATAGAACTTTTTCGTTTTATTTAGATTTTACATTACAAAATCGAATATTTCACAAATACGCAGCAAAGAGAATTATCCATAAATCTCTCGCATATCATCCCGCGAAAGTGTTACATTATTAACTTTGCAAAGTTTGAAAAACGAGTTCGCGGTTACAGGATTATCTCCTTTATAGCTACCAAACGAGCGCCAAGGCGAAACGAAGTCCGATTCTCGGTGTCCGTGGTTTACATCGAGCGGGCGAAATCGAGAAACACGCTTCCACATGTCGTAGCCTTCAACAGAATCAATGCAGTAAAGCGACATTCCGCATTTGAGCCAAACAATATAGTCGCCATGCCCTCCACAGATATTCACTCCTCTCTCCTCTATTTTACGGACAAGCACGCGCGCCTTGCGCAGCACAATGTCAGGTGTGTCATCCTTCCATCCTCCAGATTGCCTCGGCTGGCATTCTAAAGAAGAATCTCCATATTGCTTTTGATTGTCAAACACTCGCTTCGGCAATGGTGATATGGCAACCAAATCATCAACGCCCTTGTATGGCACCACGCGTTCATTTATATATATATGCTCGGGATCATCCCACGAGGCGAAACGCACGCGGCCGATGTTGCTACATGCTTTGTCAAGACTGATACCGATGGCAGCATACTCCTGCAGTAATGCTCTAAACTGCTGCTTATGGCGGTCGGGGTATGCCAAGCGTACCAAACCAAAATAGCCGCTACCCGAACATGAACGCATAAGCAATCCCACTTCGGGGCGATGACGCAATACCATGAGGATGTTTTCAAAGTTGCTCAAGCGGCAGTTGTCTGCCAAATCAATGTCAATGGCGAGCCAACCAGTATGCTGCTTGAGATGACTTTCGCGTCGGCTAACCATGACGCGCTGCCCAGGATGGGTAAGACTATCATCTTCGTAGAGAGCAAACAGCCCACTAAGCGTAGCACCGGGTAGCATCTTCTTCGTTTCGATGTACTCCGGCATCTTCTTTGCCTTACTGCCCAGCTCTTGACGCATTGCACGCAGTCGCTGCACATACGGCTTCCATCTATCCGTTAAACAGAACTCACGGATAGTCATCTGCTGGATGCACTCGCCCGTCTCACGATCAACAAAACGGCCCTCGGCATCGGTTGACTCTTTATATACTGAGCAAATCTCGTCAAACATATTTTATAAGTAGAAATAACTGGGTTACTATATCAGTTGCAAATTTAATAATTAAAACTGAAATAAACAATAGTTCGGCTATTTTTTTCTTATGTTAGTTATGTTTAGACTTTTAAGCCTTCAAAAGTCCAGTTTTTAGTTTTAGAGTTCATTTTTCAAAGAAATGCCGAAAAATGAAAAGTCCATGATTTTGAAAAACACCTCCACTGTCCACTCAGAATCCACCTCGTGACTACCCAATGAATTTTTCAAAAAGTGATTTAACTTTCTGATTTTCCGTTACTTATCTATTAAAAGTTTAAAAATAGGGGATTTTTTATATATCTATACGAGCGCAAAGAACAAAAAAAATATATAAAAATAGTAGAAATATGACTTTTTATAGCGTTTTCAGCGCTTATTTGCCTTTCCCCATCTCCTATAATTTATTAAATGTCAATTATTTACGCCATAGGCGTTAATGCTACTAACTATATTGTTAAGGTTGGGGAGTTTTGAAAATGGGAGAGAAAGAAAATTGGCGAAATTTATATATAGTAGTAGCGTTATTGAGTAGATTTTTGGACTTTTAACGAGTAGATTATATGTAATATCCATGATTATTAAGGAGTTATAAGAGTATATAGTTTTGGACTTTGGGGGCAGAAGTTTTATTCTTGAATAAGTGAGAAAACGGAAGAAAAGCGAGTGAAGCGCAAACGAAAAGGTCGCCTCGCCTAACGGCGCGACGACCTGATAAATGCTTCACTAATTGCGAAAAGTAGCGCAAGACAAATGCTTTGCAGCTTACGGAAGGCTATTTGTTCTTCATAAACTGATTAGCTTTTGTCATGCTGTCGTAGAGCTTGCCACGGCCATACATATCTATCTTTGCCTCGATAGGTTGCTCCAGACGTTGCAGGAGCGTGTTTACGGCTTGCAGGAGGGCGATATTGGTAGTGGCTTGGTTAGACACCATTTCGTCGCTTATGGAAGACTCTGCGGCGATCGTGGGGCTTGTCTCGGAGATATTGCCAGTGTCGTAGGCGTGGCGACCGGAATAGTTGCGGTCATAATTGACGAGAGCTTTCAGCAGTTGTGGATTGTTCATCATCATGGCTTGCGTAGTCTCGCGTCCGATTACAAGTTCTGGACCTTTCTCGGCCACCAGCGACGGATGTCCGTTGATAGAGGTCGCCGTAGGCCGTGTAAGGAGTGATACGCCATTGTGAGGATTGCTGTCCTCTGCCGCCCAGTAAAGGCTACCATCGTTACCGACAAACGGACGGAGATCTTGTACGTTGCCGGAGTCATAGGTAAGCATACCAGATACAACCTTAGTATTAGGACCCTTGGTTGAGTTTTTCTTCTTTCCTCCACCAAGAGCTGAATTTAAAGCCCACTGAAGAAGTCCCATAAGGGTAGACATAACTACGGCAGCGGCAATCGGACCAGCAATCGGACCTAAGAACTCAAAGCACTTAGCCATTGCACCAGCAATAGAGAACGTAACCTCGCCTTGGGTGCGATTCGCATCCGACTTTAGAGTTTCGTCATTGTTCTTCTGCTTGGCAGTAAGAGTTGCGTTAAGGCCCGCCTCGGTAGCGTTCGTGATTGTCTGCTGTGCTACAACAGTACCTTTGCTTTGCTCTTTATTACCTTGTTCCGTCGTAGAAGTTATGTTCTTGACTCCCTTACCGGTAGCCTTTTCACGATCAGAGAGACCTTTTTTCGTTTCCTTGGTAAGGTCTTTTTGATGTTTCTTCTCCTTCTTGAGCTGCTTCTCCCTCTCCTTCTCACTCTTTGAAGTTTTTTTAATCTGAGCGTTAAGAAGAGCATCCGCACCACTCATAGCAATGCCAGTAGCAGCGTCGCCAAAACTACTGCTGCCTGTAACTGCACCAGCTACAGAAGCGCCTGTCTGCCCAACCATCGACGTACCCACCTGACCACCAAGACTCTTAACTTCCTTGTTGTAGTCGTCAATAGTTCCGTCCGGGTGGCGTTTCTTCCACGCTGATGGAGGTTCGTTAGATTGGGGAACGCTGCCATTCGGATTAGGCAAAGGCGTACCATCCTCTTTTGTATAAACAGCATCGCCAGATTTGTTTTCGTAATGGTCGCCCGCCCAGCGCACCCACAAAGGATTTGACTCCGTACCAAAGTTACGCCAATCAATGCCGTTTAGATCGGTATAATTCGCTTTTGCATTGGCACGCGCTGCGTCGATGTCGGGTTGTGCTTTCTTCTTACCTCGCTTGGCACCTGCATCGTTGATTGCTTTCCACATCTGCGTGTTGACATCATTAAGAGCCATCTTCGCCCAGGATTCAAGCATAGACTTGAGAGCAGACTTTATAGCGTCATTTGCACTCTCGGCATCATAGCGCATTTCGGCAAGAGCCTGTCCTACGGCTGCGCCGAAGTCCTCGATAGGCTGCACGAGTTCCTTCATCTGCGAGAGGCGCGACTTCATAGCTGTTGCCATCTGATTGGCATAGGCAAGTTCTGCTTCCTGGCGAGCACGTTCGGCTTCGTCAATAAGCTGCTTGTTCTTCGTGTTACGTTCTACAAAGGCGTAATAGTCTTCAGCAGCTTGCATACGCGCCTTCATTAGTTCTATCTCAGGGTCGGCTGTGAGGTTGGCGAGACCGAGATTAGAGAGAAGGTTTGTACGTTTACCGAAAAGGTTACTCTCGTTTTGCATCTTGCGCAATTTGTCCTGCTGGGCAAGATTGCGCTTATTGGATGACCACCAGAAATCAACGATTTTCTTTGCCGAGTCGTACTTTTTCTTTTCAGCTTCCGCATAATTATCAGAGTACTGGATAAGATTCAAGTAAAACGACTTCCAGCTTTCCTCGCTTTCGCCCAATGATGCTTTTATTCGAGCAGCCATACCGTCGGGATCGTCGCCAAAGAGTATCTTCATCAACACTCCCTTACCATCCGTTGTTGATACATCAATGGCATATAGCTGGGCGAGTTCCTTGCGAGCTGTCTCGTACATATCCTTGATAGCTTTTCTGCGCTTATCAAAAGCAGACGTATCAAGAACCTCCTTTCCGTCAACCATTTTCTTTGTGACGGTAGTCTCTTCCTTCGTAGGCGCGGCATAACCCATTTCGTTGAAGTTGTCATACGAGTTCTGCTGAACAATACCCGTGTAGTCATGCTCCATAACAATCTTACGGCGAGCCTCCATCTGCTTGAGCTCCATTTTCAGAATTTCCTGCTCGCTACGAGTGGCTTTTGCAAAAATCTCTGCCGTGATGGAGTTCATGGACAAACCGAGATTTTTACCCAACTGCTCCATGAGTTTGCGTAGATTGTCGATGTTGTTGTTCAATATACCGTCAAGCAAATCTTTTGAAAGGTTTATGCCCGTCTCGTCCTTTTGCTCCACCATATCAGCAGCCATCATCTTCTTCGCATCCTCCCACTTATTCGGTTTACCTGCAACAGCAAGACGCACCTGCGAACGAGCTATTTCTTTGTTTTGCCTCAAAGGAAGAACAAACTGCTCCTGCTCGGTCTTGTCCATATTGAGAGATATGGCTTGAGCCAACTTAGCGTTAATCTGACGGTCGTAGTAGTTGCTCACGTCATCCATGATGGCCTTCGCCTGATCCTGCTTCTGCTTCAGTTCCTCACGCCAAGCACGCTTCTGGTCGTTCTCTCTTCGCTTCTCTTCTGCTATTGCGTCTTTATCCTTAGCATTGTTGTCAAGAGTTCCTGGTGTCTCAGGAGGAGTTGGTTGATAGTTTTCATCCACCCAGTTGCTAAAAGCCTTGTTAATCTGCTTTAATTTCTTTCCCTTCCTTTTGTAAGCATTGACAAACCAGAGGTTGTCGCGATACATATCGGCGAGTTCAGTCTGAGTTTGAAAATCAGTAGCGGGGGTAGCTTTATGGTCTTTATCATAGGTATCACGGTAGATGTAACCCTGCTTGCCTATCTTCCAGTTAAATCCATCAGCCAATCCTGTCTTTTCCCTCGGTAACATTTTTGCCAGTTTCAGAGTGATGTCTTTGGCACTCATTCCTGCTTTCACCCACCGGTATATATCCTTAAACTTCACACCGAGTTTGTCTAATCCCAACTTCGTTATATTCTCCATAACTGCATTGGAAGCAGTGTTTACGTCATTGTCCAGCTTAGGCAAAGCCTGCTGCTTTGCTTGCTCACGCATACGATAATAGGTAGCTCTTTCGGCCTCCTGCGCCAAATCTGCATAATGGTCGCGCAAATCCTTGACGTTCTTTATCTCAATGCCGAGATTATTGATGTACGAGCGGAAATCTCTGTTAAATCTTGAGATAAGACCTTGACGGTCCTTTTGTGAAAGGTTTGCCTCGCTCAACATTCGCTTATAGTTCTTGAGCTTATCCTTCAAGTTTTCCGTTTCTATCGCTGCCTGACCGAGGGTGGACTTCCATGCGTTTGCCTGTCTCTCAGCTTCTTTCGCAGCTTCAGCAGCTTCCCTTGCACGTTGTGTATATCCATATATAGCTCCTGCCACGCCGATAATAACACTCGCGAAAGCTATCCAAGGGTTTAGTTTCGTAGTCTTGTTCAACGTGCTTTGCGCTGCATTGGCCGTGAAGAGAGCTCTTGCATATTGAAACATACTCTTTACCGCTACACCCAGTGCTGTCAAGTATTGCCACAGAAGTCTCAATCCAGAATAAAGACCCTGTGAAGCCATATATCCAATGATTACCGGCAAAAGGGTCGCTACGGCTTTCAATGTTATAAGTACCATCTGTAAAGCAATCTGCAACGTACCTTTCAACAACGGGCTGTTTGTCATCGTTGCCGACATTTCATACCACCATTCTGCCATGCCCTTTACAGCGTCCACACCATCAGGATTGACAAACGCCTTTTCCCAAAGGTTATTGGCTCTTTCGAGAATACCGATGGCCGACAGCTGCTGCATCGAGTATTCCTTGCCTACAGCAGTGGCTTCACGGAACGCCTCTTCCGACTCGTAGAGATGATCCTTCAGAATATCCACGTTCTTCGACATCGTAACCATAGCGGTAACGAGTCGCTGACCGTCGGAGCCGAGGTCTTTGAAAATGCCACCCAAGGTGTTCATATTACCCTTGTCGCGCATCTTCTCAAGTACAAGCACGATGGCATCCATAGCGTGACCCGACGCATAGAGGTTCTTAATGGTCTCATCGGGTATGCCAAGTTCCTTTGCAATAAGGTTGTGGTTTTTCTGCAAAGCTACTATAAACTTACCCATAGCGGTAGAAGCCACCTCCGGCATAAGCATCATCGAAGAACTTGCCGAACCGAGGGCAAGCAACTGGTCGGTGGTGATACCCGCGGTACGAGCAACACCCGTCAGTCGCTTTGAAAATTCCACGATGTCGTTGGAAGTAGATGTGCTCGTAGAAGACAACTTAAACATGGCAGAGCCTGTAGCCTCCATTGCCTTCTCGATACCCATTTTTGGAATAAGTCCCATAACTTCCACCATCTTAGAAAGTGCCGGAAGAGCTTCCTCGCCCATCTCCTCACCAATGGCTACATTGATTTGATCCGCGGCTCTTACGAACTGGGCCATACCTTCAACACCATACTTGCCCATGCCGAGCTTCGCGCCCTGATACGCGAGCTGTGCCAGTCCATCCACAGAAGTTCTGGTGTCAATTTTAGCCAACTCAGTAGAGAGTTGTTTTACCTGTTCCATTGTCAAGCCAGAAACCTTGCGGATGTCGGTCAACGAACCCGAATATTCAAAGTTCTTCTTAATGGCACCCGTCACAAGGTCTTTTATATGATTGAATACGGAAAACAATCCGACGTATGCCGTGAGGTTCTTCAACGCCGTATGCCATGCCCCACCCTGCTTATTGGTCGCGCCCGTCACCTCGTCGATATTCTTCTTCAGTTCTTTCATCGACTTCTGCTTGTCGGCAAACTCCTTGCTCGTGGTGTTGACTTGGTTCATTTCCTCCTCAAGCTGCTTGTAGGCACGGCGCAGTTCGTCGAGGGAAGCCTTACCCTGCTTGCTACGCGAGAGGATGTCGTTGAGAGCACTCTGCGACATACGTGTGCCCTTAAGAGTTTGTTCGAGCATGGAGTATTGGCGACGGAGGTCGGCTACATACTTGCTGCCGGCAGGGAGTTGCTGTATCTTCTGCTGTATCACCTCCATCGTACGTTTGATGTCTTCGCCCGAAGCCTTGTTGGGTTCAGCCAACACTCGCTTCATCTGTTTCCAACTCATTGATGCTTTCTGAGTCTTGCCCGACACAGCCTCCAATCGCCTCTCTATCTCTTGAAGGTCACGGTTGTAAGAATCAATCTCTCCAGTCTTGCCGATGGCTGTCTTGTCACGAGCTTCCGTAAGTGTTGCTTTAGCACGACGCAAATCAGAAGCAGAGGCATTGTCATCACTTACCGTTTGACGTGCCTCTGCCACGTTCATCTTGCCCTTGCGTCTGTCTTCCTCGGCTTCAAGCTGCTTCAATGTAGCGAGGTTCTGCTGATAGCCGGCATCCGATTTTTGCAGCGAACCCACAAGGTCGCGCTGCTGCTTGATAGCCTTGTCGAGCCATTGGTCAGACTGGTTGGCGACATTCTTCAATCCTTCAGCTATCTTGACATACTGACCCTCTATAAGGCGTATCTCATCGCCCACCTGCTTCATCTTCTTACGTACCTCCTCGGCTTGCGCCAAGTCGTCCTCAGATAACTTTTGCAGTTGACGACGACCATCGCCCAAAGCCTTGCGTAAGTTTTGAAGCGAGGTGGTAGAAAGGTTTTTAAGCGCATGGTCGAGACGCTCAGTGTCCTTGATGATATTCGTTTGGTAGTTCTGTAAAGTCTTGTAAACGCTTTCGAGTCCAGCCTTACGCTCCTTGAAGTCGGGAGCGTCCTTGTCGAGATGATCTATTTCCTCTCTCACAGACCTGGCCTTGTCGCGCAGAGCTTCGAGCACCTGAATGGCGGCCTTGCCGTTCATCGAGAGGATTACTTCTGTCTTTAGATTTGCCATATTCGTTTTTGTGTTGAATTAAAGTTAGAAATCAGACTTAGCGTGTTCGCCCATTCCTTCCAAGGCATGAATAATGTCGATGCCACCCTGATAGCCGTAGAAATCAGCAAGATAGTTGCGGTAGCGGTCGCGCAGTCGGCGAATGGTACGCATGATGGCAGGACGGTGCGACTTACCCTGCTTACGGTCCCATTTTCCGCGGATATACCTCTTGGCGTTCTTTGCCGACCGTGTGCGATCCACGTCGCTTGCATGAATATGAATGTCACCAGTCAGACCCACACCAATATCCACATAGCGCAAATAGTCGTTGTAGCGAATACCCACCGTAAGCAATCCCTTCTGGTCGTCGGCTTGATAAATATGTCCCTCAAACGACTTAGTTCCCTCGCCAGTGGACCACCACATGCCATGCTCCTTGCGGTATTGGTTAATCTCCTCGTAGCCTCGATACACCTCAGTGGGATAAATGCGCTGCACTTGCATGTTCGCCTCAATATCCATCAAGGCTTGGTCGAGATACAACGGAGCGACGCGGGAGAGCGGAGCAAACGGTTTTTGTACGGGGGAGATAAAACGTGCCATACCCTACCCTCCTATCCTTTCGTGTTGTCCTTCGGCACGATATACTTGCCCTGCATGCCACAATGGAATTTGTAGAGGGGTTGGAGGCTCTTCCAATCAAGGCCCATTACGAACCATTGGCCGGAAAAAATGTCGCCTACCAAGCCGAAGGATATACTGCTTGTGTCTATGCTCCGAAGCTCTGCCATCACCACAGCATCATCAGCAAAGGAACGACCAGTGACAGGGCAGGTGCCGGTGCGCTTTACCTCGATAAGCCAAGCTATGAGGTCTTTGCAGCATTCGGCAAGGTCTTGGGCCGTACGTTCCATTTTGTTGCCGTCGTAACGGCCAAGAGTCTGAGGCGTGTCCTTCACCTTGGCGAGAAACCACACCTGGTGAGATATTACAGCCTCCTTTGCGTTAATCAATTCGCCAGTAGCGAGTATACTATACAGCATACATGGCGAGTGCACGATGTTGGCATTGCGAGAAAATACGTTTTCTTTGTCAATGTAGCGGATGCGGAAAAAACTCTGATCTTCGAGACGTTCGCTTCCGGGGTTATGAGATAGGGGCTTATAGATGGAAGCCCAATGCTCAAGGATATTGCTTATTGTCATAATGCTGCTTAGTTTTGTTTTGTCATTCTTTCGCTGATTCCTCCGCTTCCTCCTTATCCTTCATCAGCTCTTTCAATTTCACATTGAAGTGGCGCTCGGTTTTGTCTGCGACAATCTTCTGCAGCACTCTCGCCCATGCCGCGCCGTTGCATGTACTCTCGTTTTCGAGAATAGAAACGAACTGCACAAGGCAGTACATGGCGGTGAGTTGATTGGCAAGGTGGGTGTTCATATAGCCCAGGATGTTGCGGTCGAGATACGAGGCGAGACAGATGCACATGATGAGCACCGAGAAAGTCCACACCATCTTCACCATCTTCTTTGAGCGCAGCTTGCCGTCCATCTTACACTTCGGGTTGCGCTTTATCTCCTCACGGTATCTTTGGTAGATGCGACGGTTGCACCGCCAAGCCGTATAGCAGTCGATAATGAGAGCGAAGAAGCACACGGTGATAAAATTGATCGAGGGCTCTATGTGAACCCACAGCAAGCCGAGCACTGCGGCAATAGCTCGCGAAAAGTAGAATGGATTGTTCATGTTTCTGTGTTGTGTTTTTGTGTTGTTGTCCTGAATCTTTCTACCACAAAGTTACTTATAAGATGCTACGCAATACGGACATGGTGGGTACGGGAGATTAAGTATGTCCGTATGGGGGAAAAATAACATCGTAACTTTAAGGCAAGAAACACAAAAAAACTAATGATGATATGTCAGGACTTACACAAAACACGCTCTCCCGCATTGACAAATGGCTGAGCTACGGCACAAGCATAGAAACGGCTTTCCCGAAGCTGGAGCAACGCTACCGTATGCAGGTATGCTCGGAATTCTACAAGCGATGGGTGCAGAACCGCGACATCGACCCTCGGACGGTGTGCCGCAATATCGCCCGACGTGACTATGAGATGTTCTTCAACCAGGCGGCGCAGGGCAACAAGGAAGCACAAGAGTATGTGCTTGCGCTGAAAATTACGCTCGACGACGAGGGCAATATTTGTCCGCGTACCGTTACGGAGCTCAACAACGATGTGCTGGTATGCAACCACCTGATACGTTTCTTCCAAACCGACGAGAGTCCGCGACACAAGGCTATGTATCTGAGCAGTGCCGAGTGGTTGATACGCACGGGTAAGCAGCAGAATAACGATCGTGCAGTAGATAAAGGTATGCAGGCCCTGGCTAACGTGTATGGCAACTTTCAGGAGGAGAAGGACGCTACAGACGAGATGCCGGACATGAGTCGCGTTGCCATCACGCAGGACGTAAGCATCGTCAAGCGCGACCACGTAAACTACACCGAGGAGGAGAAGCAGCGCATGGCTCGAAAATACGGTCTTACCACAAAAGACCTCCAGGAAATCGAGGATGATGAACTGCTCAGTAGTGGAAAGCCGGAGGAGCCGGATTACTTCGAGTATATGGAAAAGAAGGACGAAGAGGATGCGCTCGGACGCGGAAACAACGAAATGAGCGAATTGACGAATCCTGAGCCAACGGACGACACGGAATAAACGGAAAATATAAGAAATAGAGATAAAAATAGGACTCATAGACGTGGATGGGCGACACGGCAAAAAGAAATGGGGAGCTACGATATACCCTAACGTGGATCTCGGCAAGATTGCCCGTTGGCACACGACGCAGGGCGATGAAGTGGAATGGGCACAGCCTACCGACCTTTTCGACAGGCATCATTACGACATACTGTATGCCAGCAAGGTTTTCAACTTTTCGCCCGACATCGACTTTCGGCAGTTCTCCTACGACCGACTGGAGAAGGGTGGCACGGGCTACGACATCTATAAGCGTCTGCCCGACGAGATAGACAAGCTCCAACCTCTCTACGCGATGTACCCTTGGCTACCGAAAAATCAAGCCGTAGGCAAACTTACCGAGGGGTGCCCTAACAAATGCTTCTGGTGTGTTGTTCCGAAAAAGGAGGGGCGCATACGTCCTTACATGGATATAGAAGAAATTGCCATAGAGGGGCGCACGCATGTTGTGCTGATGGACAACAACATTCTTGCGGCGGGCGACTATGCAAAGGAGCAGCTCAAGAAGATAATCGACCTCGGTCTGCATATCGACTTCAATCAGGCGATGGATGCACGGCTTGTCACTCCCGAATATGCCGAGCTGTTAGGGAAAGTGAAATGGATAGACTCTCGCATCCGCTTTGGTTGCGACACCACGGCACAGATAGCATATTGTGAACGAGCCATGCAACTTATCAATGCGGCAGGATTCCGGGGCGAATACTTTCTCTATACCATGATAGGCGGCAAGAACAACTTTGAAGAATGCTATCATCGGCTACACTATTGGTGGAAACGTCTACAACGGTTTCGCAAGACTCACGAAGGTAGGGCGGTTTATGCTTACGCTCAGCCATACCGTGACCCCGTGAATCCTAATCACGTTGTTCCGGAATGGCAAAAGGATCTGGCACGCTGGTGCAATAAGCGAATGATTTTCTGTACTACCAATTTCAAGGACTTCTCACCAAGAAAGGACTTCAGGTGCGAGGAGTATTTGAGGAATTACGGAATAAACGCTTCCTTCTAAAAGGTTCGTTTCTCCGGATTGCGTTCGCCGCCCAATTAGATTGCGTTCGCCGTCCGCTCGGATTGCGTTCGCCGTCCGATTGGATTACGTTCGAGTAACAATGACTTTTCGTGAGTTCTTTGGCATGGCACGCCGCCTCCTATTTGTCTAAATGCCGACTTTGATAGTAAAAATATAATAATACAAATTTATAAATAAATGAATATCAAAATTACGCTTGCCGAAGCCTTAAACCGTGCTTCGGCACGATTGCGAAAGAAAATGCTTCACTCGGTGGAATTGTTGCAAAAGGCGGAGAAGATTGCTCTCAACTATGATGCCGAGCAAGGTTATTTTTTGGCGTTTAGCGGCGGCAAAGATTCTCAGGCTCTCTACCATATCGCATAGTTAGCGGGGGTAAGGTTTCAAGGTCACATGAATCTTACGAGCGTTGACCCGCCCGAAGTGATACGCTTCGTGAAGAAAAACTATCCCGAGGTGGAACTAAACAAGCCTGGTAAATCCATCTTTCAAAGTGCCGTAGAAAGACAGATTTTGCCAACTATGCGTGTGCGTTGGTGCTGCGCTGAATACAAGGAAACGGCAGGTGCTGGCAAGGTTACGCTTATCGGCATACGTAAGGCAGAGAGTTCGCGCCGGGCAAAGCGCAACGAGGTGGAGATAAACAATCGAAAGTTTAGCGGCGACCTCGATGGTCTTGAAGAGTATAGACAAGAGCAGAAGGCTAAACGCATAAGGCGAAAGTCAAGAGAGGACGGAGTGAACATCACCAATGCCGACGAGGAGCAGACGTTAGGCTGCATCCACGGCAAAGAGAGTCTACTGATTTCGCCCATTATCTATTGGACCGAGCAAGACGTATGGGAATTTCTTAATGATGTTGTGAAAGTTCCGCATTGCTCGCTCTACGACGAAGGATGGCACCGCATAGGTTGCATCGGCTGTCCAATGAGTTCGCATAAGCAAAAGATGATAGAAAACGAACGCTATCCACATGTAAAGAGAAACTGGATTAAGGCGATTAAGGCCATCCGAAACGGGGGGGGTATTCAAAAAAGAATACATCTGGTGGAACATCCACAAGGACTGGATGCCTCTCAGAAACGTCAGAGAATTGCTCAGGACGCAGGCGGCTACATCAAGCATCCCGACCCGGAACATTGGATCCAGCTCGATTCTACAAACAATCCGACTGGGGGGTAAAATACGAGAAGCGGCAATGCCGACGTTCCGCATTTGTAAACAGTGGATGCGGACAGTCTGTAACTGGAAGACCTGTCCGAAGGAACACCGGTGTGTGGACTCGCCGCATTGGGTTTTCGGACAGCTCCTCTTCTGACCGCTTGACAGAGGAGCAAGAAAACGAAATAGCGGAGAACATCTACGACTGGTGGATTTCTGGCAAATCATCCAGACAATGGTATGCCGAGAAATTTCAACAGATGAAACTGGATTTTGGCGAATTTTAAAACAACATAAAACAATCACGATATGGCAAAGATTATCTATTTCGGGACAGAAGGAAACGGCAAGGCTGGTCACTACCCTATGGGTATCGACAAAGGCCTTACCCACGAAGAATACAAAATATGGACTGAATGTGACAACGAGACGTGGATCGATAATGTCTACGAGAATCCAGGTCGCCACTTGATAAAACATCACGGCGTTATATATACCAACTATGCCGTGCCGTTCTCCATTGACGACGAAAGAAGATATTCACATACTGAAGTATTTTGGGAGGGTTTACACTCAGAGGTAGAAATGATAGAACTCATAAAGAGCAATCCTTTCTTGAAAAGACAATTTAAAATGTAAAAGACATGAACTATTCAATTAAATGCGGAAAGGAGGTTCACAATGGCTAAGGACTGGGTGGGCGGCTCGGCTGCCGTGTTCAAGACATTAGGAGCGAGTAATCATGCTGACGGAGAACGACAGCGTGAGGACTATTACGCTACGGAGCCAAAAGCTACGGAGTGGCTTTGCCGGTTGGAACAATTCGACGGTAGAATATTGGAACCTGCGTGTGGCGAAGGACACATAAGCGAGGTGCTGAAGGCGGCAGGGTACGAGGTGGTGAGCCGCGACCTTGTGGATAGAGGTTACGGCGAGGTGGCTGACTTCCTTGCAATAGACAACTTGGCGTGGGACGGAAACATCGTGACCAATCCACCCTACAAATATGCGCAGCAGTTCGTTGAGAAGGCTCTGAGCATCATTCCCGAAAGAAAGAAAGTGGCGATGTTCCTAAAGCTGACTTTCCTCGAAGGCAAGGCACGCCGCGCGCTGTTCCGTTCTACCCCCCCCCATTCGTGTTTGGGTAAGCTCATCAAGACTGAAATGCGCACCCAACGGCGATTTCGATGCAATAAAGGGCAGCGCTGCCGCCTACGCATGGTTCGTGTGGGAGAAGGGATATAAGGGCGAGACAACTGTGAAATGGTTTAACTGATAGATTTGCAAAGTAACAAAGCATGATAGAACTGAATAAGATATATAATGAAGACTGTCTGGAAGGAATGAAAAGGATCCCGGACGGGAGCGTGGATTGCATCGTGTGCGATTTGCCGTATGGTACTACTGCTTGCGCTTGGGATAGCGTGCTTCCATTTGATAAGTTGTGGGAGCAATACAAGAGAATCATAAAGAATACTGGTGCTATAGTCTTGTTTAGTCAGCAACCTTTCACGTCTGCGCTTATCATGTCGAACATAGATATGTATAAGTATAATTGGATATGGAAAAAAGAGAGCGGTACTAATTACTTAAATTCCCATCATCAACCATTGAAGATTACAGAGGATATATGTGTTTTCGGAATGGCTGCAACAACTGAAAGCAAGAAAAAATGTATATGGAGTATCATCCTCAAATGATTAAGGGGTGCAAGCCTTATGCCTGCAAAAATGGCATTCAACGAAAAGACGCTGCAATGGTACGAGGAAAATGTCAAGCGCAAAATGGAGGAGCGGTGACAGTAAGTGATGGTTCTCGTTTCCCTATAAATTTACTCGAATTTATTCGGGATAAGGAGAAGATCCATCCCACCCAAAAGCCAGTAGCTCTTATTCAGTATCTCATCCGCACCTACTCCAACGAAGGCGACACTATCTTAGACAACTGTATGGGCAGCGGCACCACCGCCATTGCAGCCATCCGCGAGAAGCGCAACTTCATCGGCTTCGAGCTCAACAAGGAGTATTACGACAAGGCTTGCAAGCGCATCAAACTGGAGCTGGCGCAGCCTACTCTTTTCTGACAACACAACCGACAACAACACAAAAACAACACATGAGTAACAACCGACACAAATACTTCAACAAGGTTCCGCCGTTCAAGCCGGACCCCGAACACTACACTCGCAAGCAGCACTCATGGAAGGCGAAGGAATCATACGAAACGGAGAATGATGCTTGGGAGTTCTTGCAGGAGAACCCGAAGATCAAGGCACAGGGATATACGGTGTATCGGTGCAGGACTTGCAACAAATGGCATATAGGACATAAAACATCGGGATAACAATGCAACAAGCACATAACATATATTTAACTAAGTTCCAGCAGCAGTCGCTATACATGGGAGCCAAGGATGAGCGAGTGATTGCTGCCCGCCGTGTGGGTAAGACCGACGGACTGGTGGCTCCTTACGTCTGGACGGCAAGCAATTCAATGCCAGGTATGCTCGGCGCATGGGTGGCTGTGTCGCGTCAGCAAGGCTTCGGCAAGACCATTCCGGGTACGATGGCGGCAATGGAGCGTATGTTCGGTTTTACGCAAGGAGTCCATTTCGGATGGGGACGGCCACCTAAACACGTTCGGGAGAGTATCTTTAAACCTAAGAACTACGACAACTATATTTGGCTGGCGAATGGTGCCGGATGGGTTCTTATATCTCTCTCGCAGACTGCCTCTGCCAACTCCTACACGTTCTCGGCAATGGTGGGCGACGAGGCGAGATTCTTCCCGTATAAGAAAGTAACGGACGAGTTGATGCCGGCGCTTTCGGGACAGACGCACCCATTAGGCAACATCAATTTCTCTGACTACAACCCGATGTATAAGAGTACGCGCTTCCTCTCGGATGCCTCGCTCACAACCAAAGGTTCGTGGCTGGAGAAGGAAGAGGAGAAATTGGACTTAACCGTTGAGACGGGGCCGTTCAAGGGCAAGACTTACCGATGGGTGCAGGAGCAGTTGGAGGACTACGCCAACAAGGTAATACGCTACAACGACCTGCTGTATAACGCAAAGAAGACCGATCACGGGGTTCATGTGGTGCCAAAGGAGCTGCGTACGATGATCCGTGCCGTGGCTCTGAAGATGATGAAGCATGAAGGACAGTTCCGCATCATGCCCAATCATGGCAAACACGTCACAAAGGCAATGGTGGATATGGCGGTAAACTATAAACTCATTCCACTAAAGGATGCCGAACTGGTTTACGATTACGAATACCTTATTACGCCAGAAGAGGATTTCGAAATGCAGATGTTTCTGCGCTCAAAGAAGTTCACGGACGGTTATCTACGTGAACTGCGCCGAGTGGCTTTCTGTGTGCGTCGTGCTTCATCTCTCGACAATGTGGATATTTTAGGTGAAGACTATATTCGTCAGATGAAGCGTGACCTGCCACCATATACCTTCGCCGTATCAATTCTCAATATAAAGATGCAGAAGTCGAACGACGGCTTTTACTCAAATCTCGACATCGACCATGTGCATGGCTATATCCCCGACGAGATAGACCCTCTCAGCTCCGCAAAGTTTTCTACGCAAAAATCTACAGGCATCATCGGTGGCAAGCGCATTACAAGCGAGAGTTACCAACCCGACTTCCAGGAACTCGCCGAGCGCAACGACTGTCGAATGGATTCCGACTGCATTAACTCCCTGCCTTTATATATAGCTCTCGACTATAATGCTAACATCAATACGCTCGTTGTGGGACAAGGCTACGCGCGTGACGGCATGGAGTGTCTGAATGTGATAAAGAGTTTTTACGTAAAGAACGAGCGCAAACTACGCGAACTAATTGCCGATTTTTCAGACTACTACGCTCCAAAGCGAGCCGTCAACCGCGACGTGACGTATTTCTATGATGCCACTGCCAAGCAGGGAGCCTCATACGCTTCGAGCGACGAGCGCTTCTATATGATAGTGATTGCAGAACTGGAGAAACGAGGTTGGAACGTGACAGCAATAGACATGGGCGCTCCAGAAAAGCACGAGGTGAAACATCAAATCATTAACGACGGTCTTGCTCACCTCTCCTACCCCGCCATCCGTATTAACCAAATAAACAACCCCGACCTTATCATCGCCATGCAGATGTGCGAGGTGCAGATTTCGTACAAGGGATTTCATAAGGATAAGTCGGGCGAAAAGAAGCCGGAAAGTGAGGAGACGCTGCCACTGCAGCAACGTACCGACTTTACCGATGCTTTTGACACTCTATATCTTGGCTACAAATACTACAGGAGTGGCGGCGGTTGGTTCGTGATGCCGAGTGGAAGGTAAAAAAAGGCAGCCGCTTCACAGCGACTGCCAATGTTTTAAAACTTTCCTTCGCTAAGAAAAGAAAAAAAACAAATTACGAACAAATTGTTTTTATCCGATGAATTATTCAAAAGTTTTAGTTTCTTCTTTAAACATATCGTGCCGTGCGCCCAAAAGCCACGACTTCAGATTGATGTATCGGTCGTTAGCCAAATTCGCTTCGCGCCACTCAACATAATCTTCGTGACTCATATCCGCCTCCAAAATACGCACCATCTCGTCGGGAGATAAAGAGTCGGCTTCTTCGAAGTCGCACGTGCCTCCTATCTCATCAGCTATCCAATACCAGTTGCGTGATCCGTCAAATAGCTTTGCGTTCACCAAATCGGCAAGCCGATTGCAGGAATTGCGGAACATTGTTACCGCAACCTTCCTTACCTCTTTATCGTTTGCCAAACCTTCCAGTTTGGTATGACATCCGTTGTTCGTTGGCATAGACTACTTCTCTTTTACGATTTTGCGGAAAGACAAGGTCAGATGACCTCTGCCGTTCTTATCAACTTTTACCTCAGTGAGGATGTCGTCAAGTTCTACACCGTCCACACCCTTCAAACATATACGCACGAAGCGCTTCGCCATTTTGGTGAGGTGTTTGGCAGTAACCTCGCGACCTTCGTACTTAGCAAGTATCACGGTGAAGAGGTTGTAGGCCTCGAACGCATGGGTAAAATCATTAATGCGAGTCTCCAAAGACTCGCCGACTGGCTCCTGCGGCTGCGCTTCGTCTTTGTTCTGACCCTGCGCAAATGCAGCGAAAGCCCTCTCCACGATGTCAATAGCATTCTTTACTGCCGCTTGAGCCTCTTCTGGAGTAACGTTTTTGCAGCTACCAATAGTCTTAAGAACAGATGCAGCTATCTCCTTGTCTAACACTTCTTTTTTTATCTCTTTCGTTTCCATATTTGTTGTTTTATGTAATTGGATATTGTTTATATCTTTGTTATCATTCGTTTTGCTTTAATTGTCAATAGTCGCACTTCTCAACCGTTAGGCCGAATCTCCGACGGAAGTCATCATAAATGTCAAGGTCTTTCCACCATTCTTCCTTGTTTTCCTCTACGAACTTGTTTGCCCCACTCTTGACTTTTACGGCAACGCTTATATTCTCGTCAGGAATAAAGAGGTCAAACAACGCAACCTTCTTTTCTAAACGTAAGCGTCTCCGTTTCTTGCTGCGCTGATAATTATGCAGCGGGCGGTAGTGTCCGTCAAATCTGTAGCATAGGCAGCGCTGCGCTTCTTCTCCCTCCTTTGTCCTAAGTGTCACCTTATATCGGTTGCCGCGATGCAGCACCGCAAGAACGTGCATAAAGTCGTAATAGCCAAAACGCGTTTGCACCGAATCTTCTTTTTCTCGAAAGTACGACCCGAAAAAATCACGCCGCAAGAAGAACCAAAAGTAGTCCATGTCCTCTACCGACATCTGCGGTATCGACGCATACACCATAGTCCTCCAAACGTGCTGCCTCAAATGAGATCCGTACGCGAAACCTTCAAGGGCATAAAGAAAATCGTGGCGGTCTAATGAAAGTTTAATCATTCTCTTCCGGTTTAAACAGATTGTACTTAACGTCGTCGTACATTGCCATCTCCACCTTCTCTCCGTCAAAATGGCCGATGGCGAGCAACTGCCCGTTCTCCTCTGTAGCCAGCTCAGCAGACGGAGCACCGGCACGAAGGATAAAGATGTCGAACTCCTTTATGTAGTCGAGCCGCTCTGGCGGTATCATCTCCATATTCTCACGTGCATTCTGACGAATGCGCTGCATGTCGGCTTTAGTGAGCATAGCGAACTGAGCCCGCGCCTTGCGTACAGCCTCGGTCTCTACCTTCAAACGAAGAGATTCATAGGCTTCAGCCAGCAAACGATAATTCTGCCACATCGACACCTGATTAAGAAAGCGCAGAAATCCGTCTCTGCCTTCGGCAAGTTTCAGTCTGCCTAATACTTCGCTTACCAGCAATGCCTTACCTTTGCGTTGCCAATATAACGCCTCGCACTTCTCAAACGTGTCGAGTATGGAGAAAGTCGCCGACAAATCGCGCAGCTCCTTCTCCGTCTTTTTTTTCTGATTTTTTAGTAAATTCCACATATCTATATTGTTTTGATTGAACATTCCAAATAAAAACCTTCTATTCTCGCGAACCGAAGGGGAAAAAACAATTATTATTATTAAATTAACTTTATATCTATTCTCGCGAACAGAATACAAAAGACTTGAAAAACTAAATTTTACAACAATTTGAGTAAATTATTACGCAAACTTTAAAAATGTCGGGGCTCTCCCCAACCAAGATGATATTACGAAAAAACAATTATTAATGCGTTATAAATCTCGTGCCGTCCACTTCAAGCACGAGTATGTCGTTCACAACTCTTATCTCCCCACTCTCGACGAACTGCACCTTGCGCTGATGACGGTCGGTGTTTACGGCGAGGCAGATGCACATGCCGGCAACTACGTGTCCGGTCTTGGTGAGAAACCTGATGTAGAACGGCATTCGCTGCACATTCATCGCCGTCTGCGGAGGATTGAATCCCGTCACACGGCATCCCGTACGCGGGTCGTCCCATTGCCATTTTTCAACGAAACGACGCAGCTCTGTATAAGATTGGGTTAAAGGTCTCATTTTGGTATTTCATTATTCCCGCATGGGCGGAAATTCAAGATGTATAAATCGGTCAATTTCCTTATCTTTAATTCGTTTTACGCCTCCTGCAAACATCTTCTTGCGCTGACGCAGAACGTCGGGGAAGAGGATATTGCGGAGAGAATTGCCCCAGTCGGCTGTGGAGTTTAGCAGGTGGGAGGGATAGAACACGAGAGAGTAGGACACGAGAGCCGCGTCGGTTTGAGGACGATCGAACATCGGTCCGCTGAGCGTCAAGGCGCGGTCTTTGTTGTAAAGCACCATGTGACTGCTAAAAAAACTCACATCATCGCTCTGTGCATAGATGATGCGGTCTGCATATTCGCCCAGGTGCTTATTCAACAAAGAATCGCATGAGTAAACAGTGGAGAGTACGAGGTGGGTAATCCACCCCCGCTCAAAGCACTGCGCCAGAAACATGAAAGTCTCCAGTTTGGGGCAAGGCATGGTGAGCACCATCACGTGCGAGTCTATCACGAGATGGCTCACTGCCTTATAGAATTTCTCTACCGTCACGTCGCCATGTGTGTAAAACGTAAGCTGACGGTGGGGCGCCTGGTTGACCGCCTTGGGCAGCTTGGTGTCTACGCAGCAAGGCGGAATGAAAAGTAGAGTATCGTCCATTTGATTATTAATTATTAGTTATTAATTATCGATTAGTCGTCAAGCACCATCGGCATCACAAGCGTCATCACTTTAGGCGCAGGTGTGTCGGCGGTGAGCACTACGGCGTGCATAGAGTCGTGCAACTGCATACGGATGGTGTCTGAAGGAATGGAGTTGATGCAGGTCTGAAAAGCCGACGACTTCAATCCGATACGGAAATTGTCGGGGCACTCTGCGTTAGATATGAGCACCTGGTCTTCGCCGGACATAGCAAAATCCATATCACTCGCAGAAACGTTGATGAAGATGCCGTTCTTCTCTACCTTGACAAGATTGCTTGCGCTATTTGAGAAAAGACTGACACGGCGCAGGATGTCAATCATTTCCTTCTTTTCAAATACGACGAAGTAAGGATGGGACTTCGGAATTACGCCGTTGTAGTTAGGGTATTTGCCCTCCATGTGCTTGCAGATAAGTTCGATGTCGCCCGACGAAAAACGAATGGTGTTTCCGTCGTTCTCGATACTGATCTCCTCGCAGCCGTCAAAGGCAGACAACGTACGGAAGTAGTTGCGAAGGATAAGCGTCTTGCGAGGCTCGCCACTACGGAAGAAATCACTACCGCCCTTCTGCGGATCATTGCTGTGTACTATCTTCGCAAGCGTGTGTCCGTTCGTAGCCGCAAAGACCACCTCTGAGCGGTCGTCAGCAATGTCTACGCACAAGCTGGAAAGCTGGGGGCGATACTCGTCTATCTGAACGAACTTGTCCGCAGTATCTATAACAGAATGAAACAACTGACAAGGCAGACAAATGATTGTCGATGCCTCACTCTTGGGCAACAACATCTGGGGGTATTCGTCGCCCGAGAAATATGCCATTTTAGCCTTGCCCGACTTAACGTTGTCGCCACTGCCGGTGCAATACTCTACGGTGAACGACGAGCCACCCTCCTCTACATCCAGAGTAACAACGCAGTCGGGCAGCGTGCCTAACAGCGAACTGAGCATTTTGATGGGCAGCACTATCGGCTTTTCAAACTTGCCACCGCACAACGAAAGGGGTGCCGGGATGGTGAGCTGTGCTTCTGCAGTAGATGACGTAAGAAAGAACAGACCGCTTTCGTTGCAGGTCAGCAGCACATTGTCGAAAATGGCAATTGGATTTTTTGAGCCGATACACTTTGCCGACTTGTTAAGGGCTGCGTGAAAAGCGCGTGATGATTGGGCTTGAAGTTTCATATTTTTGAGTTTTGAATTTTGAATTTTGAATTGTTGCGCATTGCGCAATTTGAATTAGAACGGCAGATCACCTACGTCGGCATCGGTATAGTCGGCGAGTGGGTCGGTGCTCTCGGCTGGTGCCACATATCCAGTGGCTGCACCTGCTACGCCCACATTAGGTGTTGTATAGGGTGACGGATGCTGCGCCGGCTGTGGCTGATAGAGCATGGCCAGACGCTTATTCATTCGCTGGCGGATAGCCTTGAAGAGGTGAGTCTCCTCGTCGGTGGGGTCTTGGTTTACAATCTCGGGGTCGCGTTCTTTGTTGGCTTCCTTCACTTGCTCTACGAGCTTCGGAAACTTCCGTACAATGTCCTTGATATAGTCAACCGAGAAAGACATCTGCATTTCGTGTGTCGGTACGGTCACGTTGCTGTCGCCACGCTCCAAAGCAGCCTGGCGCACCTTAGCCTTGTACTGCTCGTTGAGTGGCCAGATGTTTACACGCAACTTAGCCAATGTACGAGCAGGGTCTTTAGGAGCCTGCTCCACTTTAATTTCGTTCAAGCCTGCCGGAATGCAGACGTACACACGCTCAGGATTTTTCGAGTCGATACCCTTGAACACCTGCGCGCCATTGAGCGAAAGCAGGTCGATATTACCATTGTAACTTGCCATATTATTTATTGTTTTTTGTTATTTGTATTATCTTATAAAACTCCTCAAAAAGGCATACACCCTTAAGACCTCTTCAGGGTAGCAAGGAACGACTGAACATTCGGAAACCAAATCAACGCACTCAATGTCGTCCAACGAATAACTTTCAATGCAATACTCGTCGAACATCCTGCAAGGCATTCCGTCTATAGGATAGTCGTCAACGCACTTACCTTCGGAATCTATCTTTTCGTAATCAACATACCGACCCTGACATGGCGTGAACTTAGAAATGTCCTTTGGCTCGAACACCAGAAGTCTTTCAGCACGGATAATTCCACGCAACCTGCGTAAGTCCTTTTTTGCCTGCTCGGAATCTCCGATACCGAAACTGAAACCTTTTGCCGTGCTTGCCGTGCCGCGAGTCAAGCTGTGATCAGTTGTGTTTGTTAATGTCTCGCCACGAACCAACTGACTGCATTCGTCGACGGACATATATCGGTATAACTTCATACTCTATAAATATTTTAAGTTTGACTTTTTCCAATCAGAACGGCAGATCCTCCTCCTTTACGTCCGAAGTAACAGCTGCGGCGGTAGTAATTGCCGGAGGCGACGCCATACGCCTACCCTGCTTGCGTGTCTTATTGTTCTCCCAGCGTTCTTTTTCCTCGTCGGTAAGCGTGATGATGTTACCATCGTCATCGCGGTCAGGCAGAGGGTCAGGCTGCTCGGCAAAGGCTTTTGCTATGCGCTTGAGCTCGCGGTAGTCCTTCGGTATCGCATCCTTGCCAGGACGGAAGAAGAAGAAGACGTGCTTGGAAGTCTGCATATAGCGGATAAACTTCGGCTCGATGGTATTGTCGTTCTCCCATTCGCGCCCAGTGAAGTATTCCTGCGTAACCCAAGCCTGCAGCTTGAAACACTTGCGCTGCTTGTCACTCTCGTTCTCGAAGAGATGCTTAGGATTGCACGTTATCGACATATTTTCGCAATAGTCGTATATCTTCTTCTTGAAGGTGGCTCGACTATACTCCTTCGACTTACCCTCAGAGGCATCTGCCCAGTCGCGCATGAACTCGTTGAACATATCATCGGTACATATAGGCACTCCGTAAACCTCGTTGCGAGAGAAGAACCACTCGAAGTAGCGGACAATGCTCTCGGTGAGCTTCTGCACCATCTGACGGCGACGCACATTGCCTTGCGGTGCAATGGCAAAGGTGTGATAGCGCATCAAGAACTGCACTGCCAAGGCGCAGATGTAGATGGCTTGGTTGCGGTCGGTGTCAGTCAGTTTGGCGGGGTCGGTATCAAAACGCTTCATAATGTCGGATGGTGATCGCGCCGGCTGTCGCTTTTGAGGATTCTCGCGAGCGAAGCGGTCGGAGAAACTAACCAGAGGAAAACGACCTATAGTAGATGGGTCGTCGTCGCTCAACGGACTATTGCTTGTTATGACGTGCATCGGAGAGTCTTCCATCTTCAGACTAACGGGGTCGCCAAATTTCTTTTCAACCTTCGTACCTTTGGTAATCTTGTTGTAGAAGTATTTGAGCGGAAAGTTCTTCTGCTTGTCCTCCCAGTGTACAACCCGATATTTGCCGGGATATATGAGCAAGTCGGAAAGACAGAACTTTGCATCGACAACGGTAAGGAAGTCTTTCATATCAACACAGAACACATTGACAGCCGAACCAACCACGAGGTTTACCAATACCGACTTACCACTACCACCAGAGGCTTGTTTCTCGTCGGCGATATTATCCTCAAGAAGATAAGGGCAGACGTTCTGCATCCCTTCCCATGAACGATAACAAAGCCTGCCTATGCCCGAAAGCATATTGGCGAAATGGGCGTTTATTACGGCTCGCTCGTCATCAGTAAGCTTCTCTTTGCTACGTTGCACGTCTCTTTCTCGCTCCCAAAGGGTGTTTGAGAATCCGCGCACTATGCGCAGAATAGGCCAAAGGTCTTTTTCTTGCTGTCCTTGCCAGTTGACATCCCAACGGTATGTCTGAGCCCATTCCATAAGGTCGCCACGCATCTGCTTTATCTCGTCGTAGGTGAAAACTGGCGACCCGTCCTCATTCTGCATCTTCTCCTTCTTGTCTATCGCTTCCAGTCGGTCGCGGTATTCCTGTCGTTCGGTGATGGTGAACGGTGTTTTGAACACTCGCATCGTGAAGTCATACGGCTTCTTGGCAAGCGAGGGGATGAAGAAGTTTATGTCGTCGTAAGACACCGTGCGGATGCTGTCGGGTGTTATCTTCAATGCTACATTGTTGAAGTAAAAATACTCCGTCTTGGCATTGAAGGCATCAGCAAAGTTTATCACCATGCTCTGCAAACCTCCGGCAGACTTCTCCGTGAAGGTCTTGTCCACCATATTAGCGCAGTCGGACATTAAACGTCGCTCGTTGTCGCTATGCCGCCATGCCTGTTCTATATATTCCAATAGCATTGTCTTTGCTGCCTGGATGATACTCTTTGCGTCGATATACTCCACAAAGCATTTGTTCAGGTGGATATACTGTCCGACAAGGTCGGTGCTCTCGGGGTCTATCATGCGATAATATCCGTGAGCGGTCATAAAGAGCCACAATCGCGTAGGCGACACCTTGCAGGTAGGTGGCTTTGGTTTTCCGCTTCGAGGGTCACGGAGATATTCGATCTCGAATGGTTCCGTGTTCCTGGCTCCACGCAATCGGGAGTAGAGTGGAAGGCGAAGGTCATGGTCGAACTGGAAGTTCTCTTCCGCATTCATGGTGTACGTCAGCAGATAGTCGCGCACGCTTCGGGGAGAGCAGCCATACAGCCATTGCCAGCGTCGGCAGTAACGCGATCGGAAACCTTCTGGCAGCATTGCATAATACAATGAGCTGAACTTGGTGCATATAGCTCCACAGTCGCGCTGTGAGGCAATGTCGTTAGGGTATAGAATAATGACGTGCTCGGCAAAACGGTTCATCTTCTGATATTGCACACCGCTAAAGTCAATATTCTCCCGTTTCCACTCGCCACGCTCTATGTACCAGAAGTTTCTCCGTCCGATGGAGAACGCCACGTGATACCAACAGAAGTCTTGGAAGTGCTGGTCTTCCATCTTGTCAAGGCGCAAGGAACGCATGGCATAATACACGCTCAATGCGTCTTCGGGAGTACGACAAAAGACGATATTGCGAGCCTTTATTTGAGCGGTAGGAATCTTCTTCTTCTCTTGCTTAAAAGTTCCTTTCCCCACGCCATTCTTGTCTTCACGTTCTACCCATATTTCTTTTTCTTCGGTATACTTCTCCGTCGGTTCGAACTTCTGGATGGCAGCATGAACAGCTGTATTGTCGCTCTTGCGATTATCCATTGCATGAACAAACACGTTGTCGCCCATGAGCCACTTGCTCACCTTCCTCACGCCATGCTCCTCGGCGGTAGAAAACACTATCGGTTCACTGCCAGCCATTGCCGGACGGAAGAAACATCCGTATGAGTTTTGCGGACCTATCTCCTGCGAGGCAAAGCATACGAACAAGGGATTCCAAGGCGTGCCATGAATAATCTCGCTCACATGCTGACCGTCGCGTATCACGTCGGGCAGCGTTACGCTCAGAAGGGAATAGATACGGAAGTCCTTATTGAGCATGTCGGGCGTGAACGTGCTGCCAAAGCCGAAGCGAGGCAATCCTTTGTCGAGCGTCACCTCACACCCAAGGGCTGCAAGCTCTTGTGGCGAGAAGTCGGTCTTCGGCATGAAAGAGAAAGTCTCGATGGTCTGCTGTGCCTGGGTACGGTAGTCCATCTTGGCAAACACTTCGGGGAAGGCACGGCGCACCTCGTCGGTATCGCCATACACATCCCTTACAAGTCTTTGACAGATGCGCTGAAGACTATATCCGTGCATCGGGAGATCCATCTTCGCTGCATACAATTCAACAGCTCCGTAGCCGGTCTTGCCAGTCCGGGTGCATTTCCATCTTACGGCACCATGCTCAGACAGCCGATTGCCGTCAACGCCATTGCCGTCATACAGTCCACCTCGTTCATTCTCGTAGATAATGAAATGAGGCGTCTGCTTAACATCGGCATCCGCGTCCTGCCCATTCTTGCAGATAGGACAGAAGCACGCGGTCTGACCCTCGATGCGCTGCTCGTTGGCAGGCTTCACGAGAAGGTGCAGGTCGATGTTGGCAAGGCGGTTTAATATCGGGTGAAAGAACATGATTGCCGTTATTGTTTAAAAAGGACAGCCGGCGATGTGCCAAACTTTTTCAGCGTTACCAGTTTCCGAGGCTCTAACGTCCACACTGGAAGGCTTACTTATAGGAGGACGTTGCCGTTACCTCCATCGCCATGCTGTCCTTTGTTCTTTTATTTTACATTTGTTTATTCACTATAAGTTCAGAAACGTCTCGGTACGATAGTGACGGATAGTGCAGTTGGCTGTTCTTCGCATACAACTTATCATCATAAGCACGAACTCCGTGAACGACACGATATTCTCGTTGAGACCTATTATCTCTACCGCCACGCGCCAATAGCATTTGCCGTTTCTCACGCGGCAAGAATGTTCGTTCTTCACTAATATATTTCCTATATTGCCCCGCATCATTGTGAACATCTTTTGACACACATCCTTCACTAAGGCGAAGGGGGCGTGAAAGAGCAGTACACGAAGGTTGCAGTCGTCATCACGCAAGGCTTCGGTATAGGCAATGCGGTGGAAATTCTTACGATGTATAGACTGTTTCATTACTCGTCAGGGTACTTCAACCGTTTCAAACGTTTCATCATCTGCCACGTCGAATATATACTACGCTTGCAGTCGAATACCGGGTCGTGCTCCGCACCTTGCTCCAACTTCTTATAATCATCCACAAGGTCATACGCCTTGCTCGGATGATAGAATACTCCACGGGCATTACAGATCAAACGAGCTGCTTCGTAGATAAACGTACGATGGTCGCGGAAGTTGGCGTGATGCGCTGGAACTTCCACGCCCAACTTATAACAGATGTTACGTAAGATGGCTATGTCAAAATCAGAACCTTGCGCCCAAAGGCAGACGTCCTGATCGTGCAATGCTTCTTTGATTTCCTTAATCCATCCAAAAAGATTGGCTACAACAGTCTTTATTGGCGAACATGGCGTAGCGTCGTCATCACTTTCAAGAACGGCTGCTTTCGCACCTTCGCTCTTCTGCTTCCACCACTCGGCGGTCTTTTCATCGAAAGTAAAACCCTCAATAAACATTCCCCGAAGGTCTACATGAGCCGAGAATATAGGGTATTTAACGGCACCATTGTCATTAAAGAAAGGCGATTTGTCTCCATCACGATTCCAAGCTACTGCTCCGACACTCATCACGGCGGCCGTAGGCGCAAGCGCACAAGTCTCAAAATCTAAAGTAATATCTATCATTTTTTTTATTTAGTAGGTTTTAGGTTAAACTGCAAAAGACAATTCTTGATACCGTTAGCCTCCCATTCTTTCCAGTTGTCGGTGGTGAAACGCTTAATAACAGTACCTGTGCTCATACCGCGCTCGTTCATAAAGTCGAAGAACTTTTTGCAAAGTCCAGTATTGGCACGTTTAAAGCAATTGTAGAAAACACCAGCCTTTTCGCTCTTAGCCAAAGTATAAAGATAACCCTTGTCTCCCTGCGCTTCGTCTCCTACATACGACAATAATAGCTCGGCTACTTCTGGCATAGCTAAGAATTGTTTTTTACATTCATTAATGCCGATGATTTCCCAAACAGAGAAGCCATTTTTAAAGAAACGCAGATAAAAAGTGGATACAGAGAAGCCTTTTGTCTGCATAAAATCAGACAACGATTTCTTTTCTTCCACCGAAATATCTTTAACGTCCAAAGATTGCAATGGTGTGGTTATTTTCTCGAGATTTTCCTTTGTCATTTTTCAGTTATTCACTATATTTGTTGCAAATTTAAGAATTAAAATACAAATAAACAATAGCTAACCTATGTTTATTTTCAATATTTACGATTTTTAACATACAAATGTCGTTTTAAAACAATTCAGTTATGAAGTACCAATACAATTATTCCTTCCTCGGTAGGTGGATGGAGGTCAACGGCAGGATAAAGATCAACACTATTCTGCAATCTATCGGTTCTACATCAAACAACAGTCTGCGTCTATGGGAACAAGGCAGATGTCCTATGCCGATATCAAGTATATTGCGCTTTTGCAACACCTTCCAAGTGCCTATCTCAGCTTTCTTTTATGATAAAGATAGTGATCCAACGCGGAGTGCAATGTACGTACAGCCACAAGAAGGCGACATATTTGCTCCTGACGGCGGCTATGTTACCGAGCGTAAGGCTGGCAGTCGTGCGCTTCTCGACCCTTTGGATGTTACGATAATTCCATCTGTGGTACCAGGTATTGTATCTTCTGATGAAAAAGAGCACAAAAATACGGACAACGCCTCTCCTATCTGTGTTCAGGCTCCCGACTCAGATCAAGGGAAAATGATAATAGTAGGCAATGTAAGTGATAGAAATATGAAAGCATTGCTCGACCTCGAATCTAAACGCATAGAAGCTGACGAACGGCACAGCGAGGAACGCGCACGCCTACTCGACATCATTGCTGAACAGCAAAAGCAGATAGCGAACCTTACGAGTATACTCAACGACGCAAGGCGCTATAAGAATACGAGTGCGAACGACGGATATATGGTTGCCGAACATCCGACACATGACTAAGGTAGAAAACAAAAGCGTTACCTATCCTCACGGACGGGTAACGCACAAAACTAACTTAAACCTAAAAAACTAACTTAAAGTTATTAACCACCTATTAACTATTAAACTACTTACTGCTTATTTCTGTTCATTTATAGCCGCCATTCTACGACGATAAAACTCCTTCTCTTCTATCTGCGTAAGCGTCATATCTGCACTCACATACGGCACGTCGGCATACCAGAAACCTTGATGGAGAAAAACAACGGGCGTGCTATCACCAAAGGTCATCGGCAGGGGGAGGTTGTTTTTTGTGCGCTTCGGCTGCAAACTAAAGATGCTGATCAGTTCGGCTTCACTTACAACGGGTAGCGCATTCATCTCTTTTTCTAAGTCGGTTCCAGCCATCGGGAAAAAGAATACGCGACCATCGGGCGAAACTTCCTTGTCCCACCCGTCTCGTTCGGAGGAGTCGGCAAATTCCACTGCGCCTACTCCACCCGCCATGCCGTCAGGCGACTCGTAATAGTGTTCTGCGCCATGCTTTTTTGCCCATTCAAGAGCCTGTTGTTCGGCGTCCTGACATCTGTTCATGTAATTCTGAATTTCGCGGCCAACATCTGAGGTTGCCGACACCTTGTAGAAATAATGCGGTTTCTTCATCCCTATATTTTTTAATTATTAATTATTAGTTGTTAATTGACAACGCTCATCGGAGCGCTGCGTAAATGACGGGCTCGCCACACTCGTCATCCTTCATCTTAAAGCCTCTCTCCGACAACTCCTGCAGATAGATAGCCAGCGGATCGCCAAGCGGACAAACTACGGCCTTAAAGTACGTGCGCAGCTGATAGTCGGTGAACACATCGCAGTCTTCGCGCCAATGGCTCAGCGGTTTGTATTTGTCGCAGAACGCCTGAATCTTAGCAGGAATAACAAAGTCCTGAAGCGTTACTTCCGGCTGCGTTGTGACTTCTATTAGGTCTTGTTTCTTTCTACTCATACCTTCTATCGTTTATTGTAAAGCCATGAACAAATTCCAACAGCAGCTATCCAGAATAAAAAGAGTGTGATTAGATTAGAAGTCGATGTTGACTTTATATCATTCGTATTCTTCTCCTTCACCACATTCGTGCTGTCCTTCTTCGCCCAGTGGGTGCCAACGTTCAGTTTATTACTCAACACAAGACTGTCGATTGTGTGCTGCATCCGTGATATAGTCGCCTCAAGATGCTTTAAGTGTTGCTCATACGAGCTGCTGCGCTCATAGTCGCCCTTGCGGTGTATCGTGCGATTGGTGGTGGTGGTCTTGTTACCTTGAGCATCCGTGCTCTCTGTCACTCGTTCTTGAATGGTCTCTTCTCCCCTACCCTTCTCGCTCATAGAGCCGGACGCATAACTCTCGTCCGTGGCGAAACGTACCGTGCTGTCCGTCTCTACCTCCGATTTTGTCATACTATCCGTGACAGCAACCACCGAGCTATCTCGTCGTTCTTCGTGGCTGCCGGTCATCGTCTTACGCGAAGCCGCACAGCCAAAAAGCGTGATTACGGTCATAAGCCATAACATGATGTTTCTGATTCTTCCCATATATATGTTCTGTTGGTTTCTACCTACAAAATTAGAAAAAGTCGCAGACATCACCAGGACATACTAAAAACACCGCCTACCCCATGGGAAGGGTAAGCGGTGTAAAACTATTTATTAATTTTATTATAATCCAAACAAACCTTTTTACGTTTGTCGCCTTTAAAACAATGACCAAGTAATTGGCTAAATTTATTTTTTAGTACATTATTACCCAGCAAATTCTCCATGTCTGCCACCTGTTTCTGAGTCGCAATAATCCGGACAGTCTTGCCGTCATATTTATCAAGCGTCATTTTTTTCAACAGGTCCGACATCTCACTACCCAGCCACTCGCCTGCTTCGCCGTCAAGCATGGTCAAAAGTTTCTGCCACTCCTTTTCACCTGGCTTCGGCTTCAACTCCTCGACATCAGCAAAGAGATTGAGCTGTTGTCTTTTTTGTACTGCTTGTTGCATTTGCCCGATGGTGTCATAGATTGTAAACTCTATATATGCAGGATTACCAACTTTGCGCTTGCCGTTATAGATAGGTTCATACGACACACAAACATCAAGCAATCCGTCTTTTCGCAAGCGATTAATGTCGTTGATGCTTGTCTCAATGACATTCTTCTTAAACTGAGAGAACTTAGGATAAGCCTCTTTCTTCTCTTTTCCGTCTTTTCGTGGTCGTCCAGACCTTTCGTCTGTGCCTTCGGTAATATTGCCCAGCATACCCAAATATGTCTTTATTTCTAATACCGTCAAGCGTACACTCCGATGCTTCCAGTGCTCTGATTTCTTATGCAGATAATAATACATCATGGGCATACGTTCAATCTGTCCTATTCGTGCTATATCAGCAGGATGGCGCACATACCCCTGACTCATGTCAAACACATAGTCCACGACCTCGGGATTCAGCCTGAAAGACACGCCTGTACCACCTTCAAAAGAAATATTGGCGTGCGTGAAGATATTAAAAGCCTTGACGGAAGCCTTGCCGTCGCTGTCCTCACTGGGAGCATCAACGGTTAGGTTTAGAACTTCCTGGACGGCTGCACGCGCTACATTATAGTTGGCTATATCCACACCTAACTCAGCATACGACATAACAAACTCCGGCATACCGTTGTTCTTTTCTGCTTCAGAAAAAAGAGGACGCGGCACCTTCGGGTCATTTCGTAAGTTACTTCCAAAGAAATGACGCACATAACCCTGTAGGTGTTCGCTGACCTTAGTCAATACCGTTTGCTGAAGCAATGACAGGTTCTTGGAGAACTTTGTGTAAGCAAAAGGGGTACTGATATATTGTTGCGGTAGATGTTTTTCTCTTTCCATAATAGATGCTTTTACGTGATTTTGGTAAAGAAGTCATAATGTTTTTTACCTCAACCACCCTTTTTAGGGGTATTTGGTCATAATGTTTTTTACCTCGCAATCTTTCTAATTGCTTAATATATAGGAGTATAAGTGCATTTTTTGTCTTCCCTAAATAAAACAAACAAAGTATTTTATTATGTTTATTTTAAATAATAGGTAAAAAACATTATGACCTTTTCACCTCCTAATCCCTTTTAAGGTAAAAAACATTATGACCTTTTCACCAAGGTAAAAAACTTTAGTAGGATTTTACCTTACACATTACAAGTCCTCGTTATTTATAGTGTCATTTTTTTGAAAATTGTCTATGTCAGTATACATGAGCCATATAGAACAGCCATACCCTGAATCGGACACGTTCAATGTTTGGAGAATAACGCCAATTCTTTTTGTTCCTGTTTTATCGGGAATATCAAATGCCACTCCGTTTGCGTCACCATCTGAATCTCTATTTGCTCTGTATTTCGCATTAGGGTATTTCTGCTGCAACTGCTCAGTTAAGTTTACAAAGGGAGTATGAGCAGTCTCGACTGTAGAATATTGTAATTCGACAGCAGCACCATACACTATTTTACTTTTGTTATTATAGAACACCACAATCTCAGCATCCTCCCCTACAAACGTACCGTTAAATACCCTGTTACCTGGTCCTGCTGTCTTCGACTTCGCTGCATCGTATGTAACGCCCTTAGCCTTCAGCTTCAAGGCGAAGTTGTCCACCGTTCCGTCTAACGGTATGCCCATAAACTTCAAATGCTGCTGTGCGCTTGCTACCATACACAGGCAGAGCGCAAACAAAACTGATATAATCTTCTTCATAAGAAATTAGTCTATTACATTTTGTTTCTGTCCAGGAACTCAATCACAGCCTGTAGCGCCAAATCCTTGATAGGCACGCCAGTGCGCATTTTCATCAAGGCGATACGCTCGTAATACTCCATCGGCACGTATATGGTGATGCCATTCTCGGTCTTCTTGCCCTTCGGCTTACGCATGTTCACAGCAATATCGTTGCTGAATGATATGGTTGCCGGCTGATCTGCTACAGGGGTTGTAGTTGTCGATGTCTCAGTCTCAGACGTTGTTGTAGAAACAGTCGGCTTTTCAGTCGCCGGAACTTCTGCGGACGAAGCAGTGGCAGCACTTACTGCCGCTTCTCCACTCCCCTTGTTTTCCCTGTTCTCCTTACGCTGCTTACTGCCGGATTCCAATATGCGCTCGTTCTCCTCGATAGCGTCAGACTCCTCAAGACTGAAGCGTCTCGTCTTCTTCGTCATTTCTCTTGCCATACCCTATAATATTAAAAAGTGAAACTGTTGATTATCTCCTTGGTAAAACGCTCATAGTCCTGCCCTACCCTGCAATACGGTGCATAAGCAAAGATGTCTTCTCGCATAGCCTGCGCTTCGACCATCTTCGTGTCGCGGCGCGTATAAGCGTCAAACATATAGTCCTGATACTTTTCGCCAAGGTATTCCTTGAACTCCTTTGTGGCGTTGGTCTGGTCGTTGCTCATTACCATCAGCAAGCCACGAATGTCAAGGTCGGGATTAAGATCCTCACGTGTTTCCTTGATGGCGTTGATGATTTCGGCAATACCTTTTGTTGCCAACACTTCGAGTTGAACGGGCAGCACTACACTCGTAGCAGCTGTGAGAGCATTATATGTAAGCAGCGACATAGCCGGAGGACAATCTATAAGCACGTAGTCGAAAGCATCCGTGACGGTGTTCACGCCTTCGTCTGCCAGCTCGGTGCCTGCCAGCTCGTTCAGTGGCTTGGCGAGCAATTTACAAAGAGCTTTGCGAGGCAAAGCACGCTGATTAAGGAACGGTTCAATGGATATGAGCTGCGCAGCAGCTGGCGCGAGGTAAATACCCTCACGTACCTGATAAATGGGCAAATTGCTTTGCTGTACCAATGCGTCGTAAACGGTAGGCTTGCCTACGTTCTGAATCTCGCTCCATCCGAAGAGGAACGAGGCACACGCCTGCGGGTCAAGGTCGATAATGAGCACACGCGGCAAGCGTTTGCGTCCATCGGCACCCACTCCGAATTTTCCTTTACCAAAACGGCGCAAGCCAGTCGCTAAACTCTGCACCGTTGTTGTTTTTCCTACGCCGCCTTTGTGATTTACAAAGGCAAGCACTTCTCTAAGTCTTTCCATCTTCTGTAAAGTTAAAAATTGATGATACTATCCAAGTATACAGAACACGTATAATCTGTAATACGTTGCAAATTTAAGAATTATAATTGAAATAAACAAACATCCATGTACATTTATTTGTTTGTTTATTGATTTGTTTGTTTGTTGATTTCTTTCTTGATGTATGTATTTATATATATATTGATTTATTTGTTTATTGCTTTATGTGTTGATTGATTTATGTATGCGTTTATGAATTTATGCGTTTGTGCATTTATGTGTGGATGTGTTTGTGTGTTTATGAGAAACCACAAATGTGGATTTGTGGTTTTATGTGTTTGTGGCTTTATGTTTTTTGTGTAATTGTGTAAAACCACTCTCTTCGTTATCAGTCCCATTCGTCATTTACAATTATGTCCACACGCCAGTCATCAGAAGAAACGGATGAGCCCGACCTTTCTTTGACATCGGATTCAACCGATTCAACGGATTTTAGTTTCCGTCGAACGAAAACAATGAAACAGACTGTCATCTGTTCAATCCGTTTCATCAGATGATGATGATAAAACAGTTCATACGCCGTTTAGTGTTCTTCCGCAATCAAATCATCAAGATACTCGTCTGCATCCGACCATAACTCATAAGTATTAGTATTTGAACGAGGAGACTTCTGATATTCTTCATCAGAGATATATCCCTGCTGCTTCAAAATTTCAATACGCTGTTGAGCTTCTTGCTCAGTGAAAAACTCGTTGTCTGTCACGTCGTTCTTCTCACGGTCGTTCACAATATAATGACCGCATCCATAAAAAGTAGTATAGATAACGGAATGTGCTCCATATTGTTTTGTTTCTTCGTATGTCATAATATCTAATATTTAAAGTTGTGGTTTTTATTGTCATCAAATGAAACAAATGAGAAAGGCTGTCATCTGTTCAATCTGTTTTATCAGATGACGATAAATCAGTTCTTCTCATTCGTTTCATTCGATATTTTATTCCTTCGTTAATCCACCGATCATCGGCATAAAGAACACCGCAGCACCCGCAAACGCCAACATCACCATTCCCGTTGACACAGCCATCAGCACTGCCAGTACACTCGCCAATACCGTCTTCACGCTTAGGTTCTTGTATTCCCTTGCCGTGTTGTCTTCACGTTCTTCTCGCAGCGTCGGCTCACCTACCTGCGGATAGTTACGCTTGCGCTTCGACTTCGGCTGGGGTGTAGGTTCCGACTCTGCTTCCGGCTCCTGGCTCTGATTAATATCCTGCTCTATAACGTGAGGCTCCGGATGAAGAACAATTCCCGATTCGTCTATAACAAGAGGCTCCTCGTCAATAGCAATAGATTCTTCCTCGATGATAGGCTTTTCCTCAATGATAAGGTTCTCACCAATAGCCGGTTCGTCTTCAATCTTTCTATCCACGCAAACAATAACATCGCCGTGCAGACTGACTTCAATCTTGCATCCAGGCGTCAAACACTTCTGAAGGAACGTGCGCTCGCTTCCGCAGTTGGCATGTGCAAAACGGTGTCCGTTCATCTCCACCTCGTCAAAGTCGGCAACATACGTCACCTTGCCAGTCTTTTCGCCTACCGTGGTATGATGACCGCGATATGTGGTAACGGCCTTAAACACCGGACGAAACTTAAACGCACAGTTGTACTTTGCGTCATGGTCGGTCTGTCCGAAGCGATCGTAATAATCGTAATTGTCAAACTTGAAAACGAGTCCGTCGGTAGGGTAGGGCATCTTCTCGCGCTCCACCTCGGCCGTGCATACTATGCGCTCCACGTCCTGCGTCAACTCGTCGTCGCTCTTGCCCAGGTCTATCTGCTCCACGAAACCACAAGTGAGAAAACCTCTATAAGCCAACTCGTCCATAGCATAATAATGCAATGTTACCCCGTCGGCTATTAGGCGGAAGGGATGAAACTCCAGATGGATGCACTCCGACGGCACAGCCTCTTTCTTCGACATAATGCCATTGCTTGTAGATCTTGGCGACTTACCTGCCTTGCTATAACGAGCGAACTCTTCAAGCGAGATAATCACCTCGCCTCTCAGCTCCACACGGTCCTCATCCTTCCATTGCTCCACATATCCCTCAACGCCATTCACATACTTCATGTGATCCAGGCAGTCGATACCGAACAGCTCTTTGCCATGTCCGTAAGTGGCCTCCGAGAGTCTCCCGCGACGATAAACAAGGCTCACCGTCTCGCCATCGAATTTCCACTCTACATCCACCTCCGTGCCCTTGCCGTTGATGTTGGCAGCTTTCTGTTGTGCTCTCAGGTATTTCACCACCGATTTGGCATCATGCAGCTTCTTCATCGACAGACAAGCCGTACGACGTGCCACGGTACGCTTGCCGTTGCCATTCTCACTGTAACACTGCTGAGTAGGTGAGTCGGGCAATATCTCGTCCGCGTGCTGCTCTTCGTACTCCTGCAAAGCAAAGTACATAGCATCATATTCCTCGTCGCTGATGGTCGGACAGTTCAGCCCGAAATATCTATAGTCGTGCATCTTCACTACGTCTACCAACGCACGATAATCGTCAAAATTCTTAATCTTAGTCATATTCTATAAAGTATTTAAAATGTTTTTCGTGTGTTGTTACTCCTCGTCCTCGTCCGGGGTAGGGTCTTCGTTATCGTGCCAGAAGTGAGAGTAATGCACCATGTCGATTGCAGTAATAAGATTGTCGCCAGGGTAAAGCTCTTGATCGAGTTCCATGTATAGACACATTTTCCGTCCCGATTTGAAATTGACTTGTACGCACTCGTTCTCATCTTCATCATCTTTACTTGACCATGACTCGTAGCTCTCGACCTCTCGCGCGTCAAACGTCACGTTCTTTCTGTCGTTGTTGCCTTCAAGGTCGAACATCTCTGCATTAATAAACGGATAAACTTTCTTTGTTGCCATAATATTTCGTTTTTTTATTGTTGTTATTATTTATTTTCACTTCTCTACTTGTGCCAATACTCCTACGACTCGTGCTTTGTCGTCGATATACCGATTAACCAAGCAATAGTCTCCTGCCTTCACCCGCTTGTAAGGAATACGCTTATAATCCCCGAAGTTTCCCGACGGTCTGTAATAACGTCGCTTGCTTTCGTCTTCAGGGCATTCTGACGATGAACTGATAGCAAGGGAGCCAATGTTATTGCTGAAAACACCATCTTTCCACGTTCCCTCCTTATAAACATGGTAAGTCTCAGGCTCTTTTACCTCCGACAATATCATGTCGCGGGCTTTCAATCCCAAGTCAGCATAAGGCTCGGTAAGGTCTACCTCAAAATCGAAGCAAGTGGCAGCGCGAAGAATGCACATCGCATAATCTGTCACAGCACCTTTGCCTCCGCTCGTAACACGCACACAGCGCATGGTGTCCGTGATATACTGTCCGCCTCCGTGCTGGATGATCCACTCGTGCACATCGTCGGCAACGATATATCGCCGTGTGCTGCCTTCCATAGCCGGACGGCCGGCTCTTGTATTACTTGCTGTATTCTCCATATCTTTACTCCTACAAATACTTTTGCTATCCATAATTATTTGTTTTGTAAATGTTTTATTTGTCGTTCTTCTCTATCTGCTCCAACTTCATATACACAAGCGTGTTCTTGTCGTAATACTGACGTGGTGCAGACGATGAATAATAAGTGTTCTGACTCTCCTTTATACAGGGAGCAGCGTCCACAATACGCTTGCCGAAGCCCTGAATGGCGTGAGTCTTGCCGATGATGACAATGCCCGAATGATACGCCTCGCGCACCTTCACGGCAAAACGATGTAAAGCGGCTTTACTATTTCTTTCCTCCTTCGTCACCTTTGCCAACAACTTCAGATGGTCGGTCGTTCGTGCTTTCGTGCGCAGCTCCACCGTGCCCTTCTTCTTGTAATTGATGCAAACGGCATACTCACCAGGCTTCAGTTGTTCCAGTTGCTCCTCCAGAAGGTCGTACCGTTGCAACACCTCAATAGGCTTGACACATACGCTGTCCTTCGTGCCGGGAAGCGTAGCCCTAACCTCATGAGCCTCCTGTAAAGCCTTCATCTTAGCTTCGGCTTCCGCTTTCAGGCGAAGCTCCTCGCGCTCGCGCTGTGCAGTCTCCTCGGCTATCTCACGATCCACGGCAGCGCGTATCTCAGCAACATCGTTGCCCATGTCCCTGCAAGCTGCCCAAAGACCACCACCAAACATATTATAACTGTTTATTAGGCCCTTTTCGTTGTCGCATTTCCTTCCGTCCATCCGAGTGACACGCAGCCTCCCCGTCAGCTCGTCTCTGTATACAAGCATATAGGTAGAGCGAAGGTTCTTCGACTTCCATACTCTAATCTGTTCTGCCATAATAGAATTGTTTTTTAAATCTTTGTTAATAATATAGTCCAAATCTTTGTCCGTATAGTTTTAATTCTTATATTTGCATCTGTCTTCGGAGGCTTTTTAGTCGTACCTTTATGGAATTGAAAGAAAACAACGACTTCCGTTGACCGTCAATTCTTCGGAATTGTAAATTCAAACGTTCTACAAAGAACGAATTTCTACTATCGTAGATTCGAGCCAGATGGCTCGCGTAGCCCGGCTTAGGTCGGGCTTTTTTATTTCCCTGTTTTCACCCAATCCCCCAAATCGGGCAGCTTGTCTATAACGAGACCTTTCAAATTCTTTACGCCGTACTCCTCGCAAAGCCACTCCTCCAGGTCATCCCAATACGTCCAGTCTCTTGTCACGCCCGTCTGCACATCGCGAAGACGGAGCGTAACAAACAGATAGTCGTGTATTACGTCTGTTATCTTGTACATGACTCAAGACTCTGCAAGGATTCGCTTCATGTCAAGAATAGCATTCTCTAAAGTCCAATCCTCCTTGCTATATTCGCCTTCCTTGTCCTGAAGCTGGACGTAATAGTAATTGCTATCCTCGTTAAATATCAATTCATAATCTTCAAATATAACTTTGATAGCCCCTATATTCTCGTAGTAAACAACACCTGTCTGATCGCCGGCAACATAGTAATAATCACCGTCTCCAGTCTTCTTTATGTCGTACCAATGTTCTTTATCTTCGTCGTTAATCCATCTTGCCACTGTGTCTTCCATATCGTAGCCATTTCCCCAATTATCGTCAAAATAATCAAAGGCCACCTGCGAGAAAAAGCCTTCAGGAAACAAATCTGTGTCAATGTCTTCCAAAGTAGGCACCCCGTCCACAGCGCTGCCTAATCCGCCATCGTTCGCTATTATAATATCAGGATTAAAAAATTCTAACATATCTATTGACTTAACCGTATTGTCGAGGGCTGAAATGGTTTTATTTATCGTTTCTTTTATATTTTATTAAAAATTTCTCAATGCACCCGTCGGCCAGAAAGACGTTTTATACTTCTCGTCTATCTCCTTCAGATATTTCTCTATGCTATCGTGAAGCTCGGATAATTCGTCGTATACACGCTTGTACTCGTTATTGTACCACTCCTTGAACTCGTCGCTGTCGTGGTCTTCGGGTACATCCTCGCCGTAGTAATATATCAGTCCGTCCATATCGTCAAGGTCTTCCAGCCAACCAGACACACCTAACTCAGAGAGACCACTCTCTCCCATCTTATCCTCAAGCGAGGCAAAACGCTCACGAATATCTTCAGCTACATCATTACCTTTAACAATGTCTTCCATACTGCAATGCAGTTCATGCCGGAGTGAGCACAGGCGCGAGATTAGGTCTGCCTGCTGCTCGGTCATACCATTATCAACGGCAATGCTCTCGTTCTTAACGTTACGAGCCGCCGCTGCCTCGCGACGATACTTGTATTGCTCTTTGTTCAAGTAAGCCATGATGTTTTACTGTTAGTTAATATGTTCGTCAATACACTGGTCGTAAATGGCCCTCTCTAAGGTCCAATCCGCTTTAGGGTATTCTCCCCATCCTGCTCCGCACATGTTATCAACGTACCAGAGTTCATCGTCCTCCTTGACGGTTGCGACGTGATACACGCTGAGACCTGAGAAGAAGGCATCCTGATTATGGTCGTAACAAACATCAAAAGATCCGTCTTCATTATCGCGATAGCAATAACCAGTCTTAATCAACTCTTGCTCTATTGTTGTCATATCGTTCCGCTTGCCGTGCTGCGGTAGGGCTGAATAGTTTGTGATTAATTTCGCTTGTTATAACGTATGCTCACCGTTCTCGTAGGGTATTACGATTTCCTGCTCGTCGCCGTTCTCGAAGGTGTGCGTATGGTGCAAGCAATGATAATTGTCAACCAAAAACTCTCCATCAAACTCATAGGGTTTACCGTCGGCCTTGTACTGAAGGTTGTCGCTTCCGTTGTGGTGTTTGGTGAGTATGATGTCCTCAAGACGGTGCTCTATAGGCGTTGTATAGTTCTCACGGAGATAAGCCACCAGCTCGTCTATCTGAGTCTCTGAAGGCTCGCCAGTCTCGTCAAGTTCCTCGTCGTCGAAAAACTCATAATAGCCGGTGCAGTTCTTTGCGTCGTTGATGATGTAGTCGGCTACTGTCATGTAGTTCTCGCGGATTTCCTGCTCGTTGTCGTGAGCTATCGCCTTAATGTAAGTGTCGATTGATTTACGCATATTGTTTTAAGTTTAAATTAGTTGTTTCTTTTATCTGATGCAAAGGTAGCAATTATATTTGAAACTGCCAAATAAAAAGCCGTTTTACTTTGAATAAAATGTACTTTTATTTTATTACCATCTGATTTCACGGATTTTCCGCGTCTTCTGTGTCGTCTGTTGGCTCTTTGTCGCCCATCCAGGAGCTCGAACCTGGTGCCACGCCTTGCCGTGGTGGGCGTGTATAGAGGTCGCTCTTGCAGCGACTCTGGGCCCTCGATGTTCCTAACAGCTTCGATGTAGGGCAGGTTAGCCACCTTCAGGCGATAGAGCGTGTAATACTCCTCGCAATCCTCCATGAGTTCGGTGATTTCCTTCTGTCCCTTGCTGTCGTTCACCACGCGGGCGTATCTCTCCATGATGTTGGCATGGAACTGCGCCAACGGTGCCAGCGTTCCCTCGGTGTTGCCGGGTATACAGTTAGGCATACGCAATGGCAGCTCACCGCTTGCAACCTTGTGGAACACCTGACGGTAGACCTCGAACACTGGGCGAACCTTACGGGCGATGAAGAACTCAAGGCAAGGGACGGAGAGCATGTAGATGTTAGTCGGGCGACCTCCTTGAGGTTTTGCGCTTCTTTGCGTAAAACTATCAGGGTTTTCCGCATTTTTGCGTAAAACTTGATAATCAATGTTTTCGACAAACAATCTGTCGTTTTTCAATGCTCTCACAGCCTCTTCTTTTCTGCCGAATACTAACGGCCACACTTCATCCAAATTAACCGGAAATTCCTTGCTGTCTTTCGACAATTTTAATACTTCTTCAAAGTACGCCTTTATATCCTGGGCTGTACTCTGTTTTGTTAATTGTAGAATCATATTGTTTAAATTTTTAAATAATGAAAATCCGCTGATTTAACACGCACACTATAAATAGAGCGTTTTTACCACTTGATAGAAATTACCATTGCCACGAACATTACCACCACGCCGAAGCCGAGGTATTGCCAACCCGTCATAATAATCGGGTCTTCCTCGTCGGTGAAGTTGTGGCGACTGTTGAGCCACTGGCAAGCGTGCAGGGCTGCTCGCTGTGCCATGCCGAAGGCCTTGGCCATGCACTGCAAAACATACATCAGGCAAAGCGCCAGGCACTTGCCCAAAGATCTTGCTACGTCCGATGCGCTCACCTGGGGCGCGGTCGGTGTTGTTACTGTTGCTTTCATATCGTCTAATTTTTTATAGGGTTTATAATATAGTCGCCCGACGAGGAGTTGAACCTCGTGCAATGTGTCTACCGTGCGGGCGTTGGGGCTGTGGCTATCCTCACGGACTGCCAACAGTCTAAAAACAAAAAATACGATTCTATAAAGTATTAAAATGTCAATGCTTCGTAAGTCCTCAATATTTTAAGGGGTCTATAATATAGGATTCAATATAATATCTCGTTGTCCGCTGTAATGATTATTTCTTGCGGATAAGAGTCGGGGCGTACCTCGCAACGTTCTGCGAACTTCCAGAGGTCGCCGCACTGTCGCTCATAGACCAACACACCCACCGACTTTCTGAATGTGCGTGCCACGGTCGCCATGCCGCATTTCGTTGCCGTCATTTCCTGCGGAGTGCTCCACCATTTAGATATAAACTTTAAAATCTTGCCACCGACACAAAGCAGGTAGGCGTATTCTTTTCTGTCGTTCATCATGTCTTGATATTTTGGATAGTCTATAATATAGGGTTCTTTCTTGAGCGTGTGCGAAATCCTCAATATTCCGCACACGCTATAAAGAGGGAGTTTATGCGGCGGCGTGCTGCTTTGGATGTGGCGTACCGAATAGGTAGCACCATTCTTCAGGCGTGAGCATCTGGGCGGCTCTGCGGTCGGCGGTGCTGCTTAGCCTCTGGATAGCCTCCAGCGCGCAAGACGTTGCAGACCGTTCGCCCACACTTTCGGGCGGTATGCTCGCGGCTAACGTCATGAGGTCGTACACGTCCACGCCTAAAGCGTTGAGGGCGTACAGCCTGGCGCGTAATGCGTCCAACGGGTTTTTATTCCTGCCGTTCTGGCGAAGGTCGGCGGCGACGTAACGCAACAGGGCGAGGCGGTCGGCGGTTGCCGTGATTTCGTCGGCTGTTTGATCGGTCGGCGTGCTCTCGCCTTTCTCGGTGCTGTCTTTCTCGGTGGTGTCTTCTGGCTGCTCCTCATTGCCGAAGCCGTACAACGTGCGGAACTCGTCAGCCGTGAGCACTACGGCGGCACGCTGTCGCGCGTAATAGTCGGCCTTGTAGTCGTCAAGCTGCACGAGGTCGGCAACGTCCACGCCACACGCAAAGAGGGCGGAAAGCCGCGCATTTACTGCGGCTACATGCTCCCCGGCTTGTGTCTGTCGGTCAAAGTCAGCGGCAGCACTGCGCAACAGTTTCAGGCGGTCGGCTGCCAGCACGTCCGCAAAGTCTTCGGCGGTGTCGGTCGGTGCGGTTGCCGTGATTTCGTCGGCCTCGTATAATAAGGATGCCGGAGCGGTAGAAGCGGTCGGCGTGCTCTCGGTGGTGTGTGTGTGCTCGGTTGGCTCGTTGCGGTCGGTGTCGTCGCTCTGTGGCTCGCTCTCGTGCGCTGTGTCGCCTTCTTCTGCGGCCGGGGTAGCTGATACCCCGAACCACTCGCGAAGACGTGCCACGGCCTCCGGCTCGCTTGCTTGCCACTGTTGGGCGGTCTTATTCCAGGTCGCCCCGTGTGCCTTAATGGCTTTGCGGTTGCGGTATGTCGTGCGGCTGTCGCCTACTACTGCCACGCCCTCGGCTGTGTCCACCAGTGCCAGACCGTCGGCGGGTGCGTCTTCGGTCTGTGCTGCATCCTGAGAGGATGCGGCGGTGTCGGTGCGCTCCTCCTCGGTTGCGGTGCGCTTGGTTGGTGTCGGGTCTGTCGGCTCTGATGGCTTGGTATAGCTGCGCTTATCCCAGGCACGGCGGGCGATGATTTCGGCCTCCTCTGTGTAGCCATACGCGAACACGTCGAACACGTCCACGCCCAGGGCAGCGGCTACGGCCTCGGCCTCCTGTGCTGTAAATGTGTGTTTGCTATAATATCCGTATTTATCCGTAACGTCAGCGGCTGGCACAGCGGCGCAGATGTCGGCTATAAGGGCGGCGTGTGCCTCGTCCGACATTTCGCGGCTTGTTTTGATGTCTCCGCCGTTGGTGCCCATGGTCAAGCGGGCGAACTCGGAGAACTCAGAGCAAATGACATCCCTTGAATCATCCCAGCCGTTAAACGTGTCGCGACGGCTGCAAAACAAATCAAAATCCACATTTTCGTTAAATTCTTCTTCGGTCGGTCCGTCGGTCCAGGTTAATTCAAAATCGACACCCCAGCCACGGCGCACAGATACGGAGAACTTGACACCGGGGAAGGCAGCGGCGCACATGGCCAAAATATTAGCCTTTCGCGCGTTGTCTATCTTTCGTGCGGATGCTGTGCCGTCCTGCTCCATCTTCTCCACGTTGCGCATTAAGGGCGACCACTTGGCGCAACGCTCACGATATGCGGCGAGGCGTGCCGCCTTCTCTTCTGCTGCCTGTCGCGCCTGTTCTGCTTTGCGCTGCTCCTCGGCTGCCTTGACGGTCTCCAACTCGTCGGCGAGCATTACGGGCCACTCTATAGGTACATAAATATAACGGGCGTAGTCGTAACCCTCGGAATCTATTAAAAAGTATTTACCAGATGGCGACACGACGAGGGCGCCGACGGTGTAAAAGGTCGCTAATTTTTCGGGGTCGTTATAATATTCTTCGCCCTCTTCCACATCCTCGGAACGGCTGAAGCCTTGAAGGTTGTGACGTGTTACGAGTTCGTCAGCAAGTGCGGGGCGTGCAAAATCTGCCTCCGATACGTTGATGATCTGATCGACGCAGCAAAGACGGGCGGGGGCGTTCTGTGCGTCGGTGTAGTAGTTGAGGGCGTGCAACTCCTTATATAGTCCGCGGCCTCCGTCGCACTTTAAGCCGCTGTTATCTGCCCAGAAGAAGCCACCAACGGCTGGCACACCTGCCAGGCGGTCGGCTTCGCGTGCGTGCTCGGCGTACTTTGTGCGCTGGCGTGCTGCCTTCTTCTCGGCGATGATCTCGCGGGCCTTTGCCTCGGCTGCCTCGGTTGTGTCCTTGCCGAATGTCGTGTAATATGCCGGACGTGATACGGGCGACATGGTGCCACACCAGCCGCACAGGCAAATATATTGCTCATTGTCGCTGTAATACTGTGCGGTATCTGCCTTGTCGGTTAATACTTTTATTAAGTTCTCGACGATTTGATTAAATGTTGCTTTCATTATCTTGTATTTTTTGTTTTGTTATTTGTTTACGCTTGCAAAGATATAGTAAATACTTAGTACAACAAGATAAAACAATAGAAAATACTATATATTTAATACTTATTAACTAAGTATATACTATATACTTTTAATTTTTTATATACATTTGCAATACCAAATACTAATATTATATATTATGAATAGGATAAAGCAAATACTTAAAGAACGCAATATTACACAAAAGGAGTTTGCCGCCCTGCTTGGTATCTCTCCAGTCGGTTTATATCAGCAGATTAAAACGCCATCTTACCCCACGTTAGAGAAGTGGGCGGCCGTGCTTAATATTCCGATATGGCAACTTTTCGCCAGCCCTGAAGAGGTTGCAGCCAACACGCAGCAGGAGGGGCAAGGCGTGCGCCTTGTGTGTCCTCATTGTGGGAAGCCTTTACACGTTGATTTATCCAAGGATGGAGAATAACGCCCAGCCTTGCGCATTACATTTACTTGGTGCTGGCACTCTCTTTTTGTAGGAGCTGCACAAATTACGCCTTTATCGTCTATAGCTTGCCAGTTCCAGGGGGCGGGGCGTTTGATGAAGACAACCGCCCCCGAAATCGTTGTAAGTTCGTTAAAATCCATATTGCTATATTATTCGTTAATAATGTTATATGCTTCTTCTAACGTTGTAGCGGCTGTTATGCCGTACTTTTTCAAGGGGCGAAGCTGTTTAGTATTGAAATACAAACCCATGCAACCGCGCCAGCCGTTAAATTTTCCAAATTCTTTTATTTTCTCTTTCATAATCTTGTATTTATTTGTTTGTTATTTGTTTTTACGCTTGCAAAGATAGTAAAGATATATTTACCTTACAAGTAATTAAGTAATTATTCCTTTACTTTAAACACTATTTAACGTAAAGACTTCTTTACATTATATATATATGTATATCTTTGTACCAAAATAAAAAAAATGAAAGCATACATTAAAGATATACTATCACAAAAAGGCATGACCCAACAGGATTTAGCCGATCTTTTAGGCGTATCGCGTCCCAGTGTGTCCGCCACAATTTCGCGCCCCTCGTTTCCCACCCTGGAGCGCATCGCCGCCGCCTTAGAGGTGGAGCCGTGGCAACTCCTCGCCCCTCCTTCAATTGTTGAGGAGCTGAAGCAAGCAAGGGCGCAGCGTTCAGGCGGTGGAGGTTGTGCCCTGGTGGGTGTCGTGCGTGTCGGCTGTGAGATCTACACCGCCGACACCGTGCAGCAGCTCCGCGCCATCGTTGAGCGTCTGGAGCAGGGCGAAGGAGCAAAGAAGTAAAAGCAAAAAAAATCCCGACAGGGTGCAAACCTTGTCGGGAATGGTG